GTAGGCGGGTGGAAGGCTTCGCCTTATTTCTAAAGGAAGACTGCATCCTCGGTTCGCTCCATCTTGAGGCGAACTCAGCAAGCCTTTAACTGCGCTGCGCTCCGTTTCCGTTCGCCTTATTAGTGTCGCTCACCTCGGATTTGCCTTGAAACGGCTTACGCCGTAGCCTGTACCACCATGTTATGTATATACCTTACACCCGAGGTTGGCTGATTTACCAAAATCTGAAGGTTAAATTTATGAATAAATTATTAACAGAAGTAGAGGGTAGAAGCTTAGCGCGTAGCGATAAACATAAATAAAAAAAACGCGCCCTTCGGCGCGTAAGACGATCGTACATATATAGAACTTGTAGAAGCTTTCTTCGAAGACGTCAGCCTGTACATACCAACCCTATAGGCTTATACCACGGACGAAAGACAGCTCGTAAGGTAGACTTCAGGGATTTTAGCCTGTACCACATCTTTATCTCGGATGCTCGTAGGGGTAACTTTGTGCGTAGAGCGGGCTTTTACCAGTTTTTTTAAAATTTTAAAAAGCACCAATCTACCTGACCCGTAGAAGATACCCTCTACTATGGGCGGGATTTGTGTAGTTCTGAGGGTCTATTTTGACGACGTGTGAGTGGGGTTGATTAACTAAGCGGTTTTTCACGATTATTTTTCTGCTATAGGTTTAAAATAGCCCCCTTGCGGGGGATAATCCATAAAGGCGGATTTTATGGATTATTATACCTATATACTCGATGTATACGGACTGTAATATTTTAGTGCTATATAGGCATTATTTTTTGCTGTATATACACAACACAACACAACACAACACCACCACGTCAGCGTCAACACTACATAATATCACCGTCAACACGTCAATTATATCTTATATGCTAAAATAAAAAAATACCCATACACCAAAAGATAAATTCCGATGTATATAGGTATTATATTATATATTATATATTCGCTCTATAGGTAGGTATATATCCTATTATGTCGGGACGGCTACTCCGTCCCCATCGGCGGCACTTGTGCCGCCTAATAGACGCACGAACATCTATTATTCTGCGCAAGAATTATTTATCGTTGATTGGTAGGTGCAGCACGGCGCGGAGTGCATCGGGGGATATATGCGCGGCAGCGGCTACTACTGATACCGCCGTGTTCAGGTCAGGCGGCGCGGGTGTAGGTGTAGGCGCGGCGTTACAACGTAACAAAGTATCTATGGGCATATTCAGGTAATTACATATAGATACAAGTATAGTATATGACATTGCAGTACCTTTATCCATATAATATAGTGTATTTTTAGATATATTTAAGTCATGCAACATCACGCTGACGGGCACGCGCCTAAAATGGCACATATGTTTTATTCTTTTTGAGATTATAGGCGGCTCAATATCTGCCATATTGTACAATTCGGCGAGTTTATTTTCATTCATTTATTGTGCAATCCTCCAAATAACAATAGATTTATAGAAAACTCTTGCAAAGTCCATAAATTTATGGTAGTATATAGGCGTACTCAAGAACAGGGCGCGCCAACATCCGAACGGCACGGCAGAGCGGCAGAGCCGCCGCCGACAAGCTGACGGATGACCGCAAAGGCGCGGCAAGGTGCTAATCTACCATAAAGAAGGCAAGGCGCGCACGGTTCAAGCGGTATATATAGGATTATAAACACAATGCCGCGAAAAGTCAAGCGGCGCAGTCAAGCGCACTATTCAAGCGGCTTGCTATCCGTTCAAGGGTAAAAAGACGGAAAGCGGAACACATAATTATTGAATATAGCCTTGCAATACTTTGATATTGCTATCACGCTTTGACGGCTTTTTATAGCTATCAGCCAGAGGCGGCGCGTGCCGTGACGCGCTCCCGATTTTTCAATAATGCAAAATACCTTGCAAGCTATTTATATAGCTATTATCGCGTTTATTAAATTTTTCGGTTGCAAGGGTGACGCGCGGTCAGAGGGCGCGGAAAGATTTAGAAAATTTTCGGAGGGGGCTAAAACCTCCCGCCGCGTATGGTGTGTATGTGTTCGGACGCCGCAAAAGCCACGATAAAAAATAACCTATTCATTAATGGTATAAAGATATTTTAGCTTTACACTGCCCGCGCTATTTCTCAGGAAATACGGACAACGGACAGTAATTTTTATTCTTAGGAATAAATATTTATTGTAAAGTAGAAATATTAATATTTCATTGAATGAATAATGACGATATATAATTAATTCGTTTTTAACACGTTTCGAGCGCGTGAACTGTTATATGTTCGCGCGTTCTTTAATGTGCTAAAAGCATATAAAAATTTTAAATAAGGACGGTAAAAAATCATGAAAAAGACAACAGAAAAGAAAGCATTACGGAATATCACGGAAATTAAGGCAGAGCTTGAAACACACATTAACGCTTACAACGCGGCAATAAACGCCGACGACACAAAGGCGGCGGAGCTCGAAAAGCTCGACAATGAAACATCAGAGCTCGAAAAAGAGTACACCCGCGCCGCGTTTCATGCAACGGCGCTTGAACTGCTCGACAACCCCGCGCCTATGCTCGCGGCGGCAACGGCTCTGACTTTCGAGACGCTAAAACACAAAGACAAAGAAGATGAGAATGGCATAAAATCGCGCGAACTCGTCACGGCTGAACGCCCGCTTGATTTTGTCGCGCTTGAATCGTTTTTTGTTGAGCGCGGAAAGAAATTCGGCGCGGAATCTACATGGGTTTACAAAGTCGCGGCTTTCAATCGTTTACTCTGCATGAGAACGGCTCAGAGTATCGGCGCGGATGTGAAAACAGTTGCGGAAAAGTTCGCTACACCTACACAAGCCCGCGATATCGATCTCGGCAAAACGCCGACAAGCAACACACAATTGCTCAAGCAATTACAGATGATAATTGACTCCATGCTTTATGTAGAGGGCGAAAAGGGCAATATCTATAAAGCAAATTCGCATGACGTCGGATATCTGTTGTCCCTCTACGCGAAGAAGGGGCGCGGCGTTCTGAGTGTTGCGGCGGCTCGCCCGAAGTATCTCGAAAAGCTTATCGCGGAAATACTTCACCGCATAGTTACCGAAAAATCCTATAATATCGAGTTCAAGGAAAAGAAAGACCGCGCAAGCGGCAAGATAGACCCTAAACCCGCCGGGGCTGTTGAATCCGCAAGAAAATCCGCGAAGAAATCGAGCGCAAAGGCTCAGACAAAGGCAAAGGCAACAAAAGCGGCATAAAAAATTTTGCGCTCAAAAGTGAAATTAAATCAAAATTAAAAATCCCCGTCTGAAATGAAATAAAAATCAGTTTTGACGGGGATTTTATATCCAAAAATCTGAATCAGAAAGGAATCGAAAATCATGGATAAAAATCAGGTTGAAATTTGGGATGCACTTTGCAATCTCGACGGCGAAACGGTTGCAAGACTGTTTACGGATTACTACGGAAATCATCTTTTAACAGACGATTTCCGCGAGTTTATGGAGGAGGAAGGGGTAATATGAAAATCAAAAACGGAAACGAAACCGTATATGAAATCATAACCAATCACGATTTTACACTTGACGAAGCTATAGCCTTCGCGGGTGAATACTCGAACGACGCCGCTATAAACGGCGAGCCGGAAGTCACAATAAACGGCAAAAAATATTATTATGAGGAGCTGAGTTTAGAATGGTAAACACCATACAGAATGATTATGTCATGCAGGCAAATGAGTTTTCAGAACGAAACGGAATTGAAATCAAAATCACTTTTAAGGAGCGAAATTCAAATCCGATGTGGGAGGAAAATTATTTGCGAAACTGCTATTCGGTTTATATCCGAAACACAAACAGCGGAGCGGTTATGCGCGTGACATTTTGGGATTCCATACACAACACAACACACAACATCACGCCGACTTGCTATGACATTCTCGCGTGTTTGACGAAGTATGACCCCGGTGACTATGAGAATTTTTGTTCGGAATTTGGGTATGAAACCGAAACCGAAAACGAATTCGGCAGACTAACGCGAAATCCGAACGCTTATAACATTTGGGAGGCGTGTTGTCGCGAATGGGAAGGAGTAAAGCGCGTATTCAGAGAAGATGAAATACTCGAAGAATTACAGGAAATAAACTAAAGAAAATCACTTCGGAAATTGGTAATGAAATTATATTCCCGAAGTGTTTCTATTCTCAAAACATAATCTAAATACTACAAAATCGAAACGGAAATGAAAGGAGCGAATATTTTACTATGTCATATGAAAAGTTTGTAAAGGGAGTGGTGTGGAGAGTCGGATTTGAAACGAAAATCCGTTTTGAAAACGACGGCGAAAAGTATACGGCATACATAACGGGCGGAATTATTATCTACGGAAATAGCATATCCGCTCTTGTATTGGTGCGCTGGGGCGACGGTCATTCGGCGCGAATAAAATTAGAGGAGGAAAGGAAATCATGAGCTATAGTACCTATGGGGTCGAAGTTGAAACGCAAAACGGTTTGGTAATCGGAAAGCATTTCAACAATCTCGACGATGCTATGTGTGTAGCCGAACGGGCTGTGTATGAGCGCGGCTGCGTGTGGTCGTGCGTATATATGCCTAACGGCGATATCTATGTTGAGTATGAGATGTAAATCGAATACAGCGTTAGCTAATACGAAGTATAGCTTTAGCTAATACGAAATGTAAATCAAAATCAAAAATGAAATTAAATTCTGAAAGGAAAATGAAATCATGTCACTTGCACTTTTAAATAACACGGCAGAAAAGGAAACCTTTGATGCGAGAACTCTGTATATCGATACGATTCTGCGGAATGTACCCGAAATCGGCGGGCTGAAATTCGCAGAAATCCCCGTTGACCTGCTGAGTGTTCCCGCAACTTACCAGCGCCCACAGCATGGACACGAAAAGGAAATCGCCCGACAGTGGAACAAGAAGAAAGCCGGAGCGCTTGTGGTCAGCTACCGAGACGGTCAGCTCTATGTCATCGACGGTCAGCACAGGCTTATAGCGGCACGAATGGTCGGCGAGCAGACGATGCCTTGTCAGATTTACGAGGGCTTGACCGAAGCGGAAGAGGCAATGATTTTCGGAAAGCAGGACGAAAACAAAATCAAATTGAGAACGATAGAGAAAATTTATGCACTGTTTGTGGGTGGAGATGCAAAGGCTATAAAGCTCAAGCAGCTGTGCGACGAATACGGCGTTGTGCTCTTCCCGCAGGACAGCAAGGAAACGAAGCCAACACTTACCGGACTGCGCGTAACTTTGAAGGCACTCAATGCTTATGGTGAGGAGTGCGTAAAATGGATTTTCGATACGGTTAAGAAATCGGGGTGGCATCTCGTGCCGGGCGCATACAGCGAAGCGAATATAAATTCACTTCGTAATCTGTATGTAGGACACAGGAACGAAACCGATTCGGTGCAGGATATCGTAGTGAATATCTATAGAAGAACGAACTACGACCATATCCAGTCGCTTGCAACGGTGCAGTACCCAAGCAGAACAAAGATAGCGTCGTTGACGGCTCTGCTCGAAGCGGCTGTTGAAGAAAATGTGGCATAAAATTTTAAAAGATTTTTGGTAAATAACCGAAGTCGTGATATAAGATAGAGCCGCCGTGAAAGGGAAACCAAACTCGGCTGCTAAATTTAAAATCAGAGAGGTATATTTCTATGTTTAAAAGAATCATTGCAGTTATTCTGACAGTTATAGTCGTAGTCGCCTGCTTTTCCGGCTGTACTGCAAGCGGCAAACGAGCACTGGTTGATCTGAAGTCCGATTTTGGAAACGGACTTGATCGTACAATAAATGTTTACACGGCAGACGGCAAGCTGCTCGCCACGTATAGTGGAAAAATCGATTTAGAAATGAATAGCGGCGGCTATGTCAAGTTCGATTTGAATGGAAAAAGATATATTTATTATAACTGCTTTATTGAATCAATAGCTGACATCGATTAAAAATTGGAGGTATGTACGCTTGAAAACCTTGCAGGAATTAGTAAAACCGCGAAATCGTATTGTAAGCTTGAAAACGAAATCAAAACAAGGAGGCAAAATCAAAATGAAAATCGAAATCAAAACCGGGAACGCCGCTTTTCATGACTGTGACGCGGAAAATGAATATGCCGACTACTACGCCACGGCGGCTGAGCTTAACCGAATTTTCGGGCAGATAAGCAGAGCTGTAGCCGAAGGGCAAACAGACGGCAAGGTGATAGACAGCAACGGAAACATATGCGGAGAGTGGAAGATTTGAAATGAAAATGATTTTTGTTGTGATTGTCACTGCCGAAAACGGAAAGTATTTCGCCTTCGCCGACACGATAGCGACGGGTAATAACTTAATCGCCATACTTAAAAGATACAACGCTGATATATGCCATTTATGTGAAAGCCGTAGAGAGGCGGAGGAACTGGCGCGAAAATGGAATGAGGCGTATAGACAAAACGGTACAAATTTATTTTAAATCAGAAAGGGAATCAAAATGGAATTGAGATTTGCAATCACAACTGTAATTGAAATTGCCTTCGTCGTCGCGTTTTTGTATGCGCTGTGGCACGAGGGTAAAATTATAGCTTTCGAGGAACGGATGGAGGATGCCGTAGCTCGATGGCTTGCAAAGAAAATCATAAGCAGAAGGAGGAGGGCTGCGGTTGACAGAAGAAGACAGAATGAAAAGGTTCGTTAAACACAAAATCAAAGTCCTAAAGGAATTGGGCGTGAGTTTGACAACCGAAGATGAAAAGCGTTTGGCGACGGCTTCCAGTTATATCGCTGTAGATAATATGGCGAGAACGATGATTCAGAGATTAAATTAAAATTCAGGAGGAAAATGAAATGGAATTTAAAATAGGTGATAGAGTTGTGTGCGGTGGTGAGGTTGACGGGCATTACAGCACCCGAGGCGAGTGCGGGGTGGTCATTGGTGATCCCAACAACGCCGCCATTCTTATACAGTTTGACAACCTTATTCCGAACGCCCACGCCGGCGGCGGGTGCGGTAAATACGGACATTGTTTGTGGGTGCTCCCCGATATGCTTAAACTTGAAACGGCTGTGACCCAATCATCCCCGCATCAGAATGCGAATACATTACACTTCGAAAATTAAGGAGGAAAATAAAATGAATAAGGTTATCAAGGGAAAGAAGTACAACACAGAAACTGCAAAGGAAATTTGCGACAGAACAAGCTACTGCAACGGAACGCCGAGCAGTTGGACAACTCTTTATCAGAAGAAAACCGGTGAGTTCTTTATAGCTCGAATATCCAGCGGCATGAATTGCTGGGACACGGAAAACAAAATTACCCCGATCGGTATCGATGAAGCAAAGGTGTTTGCTGAAGAGAACATGGATGCGGATGGTTATGAGTCCGTGTTCGGTGAAGTTGAAGAGTAAAAGGAAAGGAATTTGAAAATGAAAAATGGTTTAACAATCAGAGATGCGGCTGAACGCTGGGTTCACGAAATGAACGCAATCCCGCAGGGCATGATCGAGAAGCTGATGAACATCGGCGACGAGGACATCCGCGAGGTGACTGAGCCTGCGGTCGGTGACAGAGTTTACTGCTACCAGCCGCTGAGCGAGCATTGCGGCGTGATCGAGGACATCTACGAGGATGGTCGGTATCACATCCAGCTTGACAATGACTCGTGGACGGATGCAGAGCGCGATGACTTTGGGGTCGAGTACGATGATGCTCTTCCAGTGTGGAGTACAATGTGGTCGTTTGGCGACTCAGCAGATGATTGGTGGCTTGAAGAGGACGACGGAATCAAGCTCATGTCCGAGTGTGGATTTAGAATTTACGAATCTGATGAGTTCGGATATTTCTTTGGCATAGACGGAGCGGGTTACAGTTTCTACGATGCACACTGGATTCCGCTCTATAAGGCAAGAGGGCTTCAATGGCACGACCCAGTAGCGGAGCAGGAATACCAAATGCTAAGCAAAGGGTATAAGAAAAGAAAATTGGGCGCGAATACATACTGGATGGACAAAAACAATAATGTAATTGAAGAAGTAATCAAGGAGGAATTTTAAAATGGGATGGACAAGTTATCATGCGTCATTCTATAAGAACGGCAAAATAGATAGAAAAGCAGAGTGCGACAGCATAATGAATTGCGATATGGTGGGCGACAAGGGGAGATATGAAGTGCTCAAATCTGCTATGGTAGGCTCTACTTACTATGCCGCTGTAAAGAAAACCATTTTCAAAACTGGAGCTAAGCCCGAAAAGGAAAGTGTTTTTGGAGTGGTGATGCTCACGTCCGTTAACAACAAAGACTATTTAAACTTTTCTTACAAGGATATGGACGAAAGCGCTGGTCCCGGTTACTATGATTGTCCGAAAGGAATACTTGATGTGCTTACCCCTACGGAGTATGAGTGGGCAAAGGAATGGCGAGAGCGTTGCTATGAGAATATAAAAAAGAAAAAGAGTCCAGACGCACTCAGCAATCTGCCAATCGGAAGTGAAATCAAATTTACTCTGTGGGACGGTACTGAAAAACGGTTGGTAAAGCATCCGGCTGCGTATCAGTTTAGTCGTCCGTTTTGGATGAATTTAAATGAATATACATATGTGCCGGTAAACAGAATCCCTAAGAACTACGAAGTAATAAGAAGAGGCGCGTAACCATGTTTGATTATCGATAATATTAATTTAGAAAGGAGAATTAAAATGCCAAATTGGGTAACAAATCGAATTGTGTTTCACGGAAATCCGGAGAATATAGACAGGGTTCTTCAGTACATAAAAGGAAATGGGTCTGAAATCGACTTCAACAAAATTATTCCAATGCCCGACAACATTTATCGCGGTGATTTAGGCAAGAGGGAGAGGGAGCTGTACGGCTTAAATAATTGGTATGATTGGAGTGTGGCGAATTGGGGCACGAAATGGAACGCGCAACACTCCTCACTCAACAACAAGAATACGCTGTGGTTTGATACGGCGTGGAGCTGCCCTATACCCGTACTCAATAAGCTTGCAGAAATATGCCGCATAAACGATGTTAGGTTTGAAGGGGAATGGGCTGATGAGGATTGCGGTTGTAATGTTGGTGTGTTTTGGAGCGACAACTGTGTAGACGAAAACTGTGATTTTTATTATAAACCCATAGACGACAATACAGACGAAGCATATGACATATATGTAAAACTCAAAGGCGAGAGTGATTGTATGGGTAAGGACGGCGATGGACATTGGGTGTATCACGATTGTGATACTTGCCCAAACAAAGACAAATGCTGAAACAAAAAAATAAACAGAAAGAGATTGGAGGAGAATGAATGATGATATCGAACAAGAAGTGGATCGACTTTCTGCCAGAAGATGTGTACCAGCGCTTAGCAAACTGCAATAGCGTGAAGTCCGACATTCCGGTGCTTGTGGATGCCAAGTGGCGCGGATATAGGGAACTTGGTAAAGACAAGTGCGGGTTTACCAAGGAAGATGCACTGATTTCTGTTCTTGAATTGCTGGACTGTAACAGTTGTGATATAGAGCTGACGAGTGACGAGTATCAAGAGATGAAAAGATAATCTCGCGAGTCAAATGCACAAAAATAAAAAATAACAAACAGAAAGGAGATATAAAAATGAAAACATATAAAGGCTTTGACAAGGATTTAAAGTGCAGAGACTTTCAGTATGAAATAGGAAAAAAGTACGAAGAGAAAGAAGCAAAAGCTTGTGAAAAGGGATTCCATGCTTGCGCTAATCCACTTAATGTACTTCAATATTATCCTCCTTGCCATGAAAATCGATATTGTGAAGTAGAACAAGATGGCGATTTTTCCGAAAACGGTGATGACTCGAAGATTGCTTCTACAAAAATAGAAATTAGTAATGAGATTAGTCTTGAGGAATTGATACAAGCCGCAATGGACAAAAGTGGCGAAAGTGAAATTTATTCTGTGAATACCGGCGACCATACGGTGGCGGAAAATGCAGAGAATTGTTCAATAGCATTAAATAAGGGCTGTGGCTCGATAGCGACAAATGCTGGACACTATTCACTGGCAACGACTATAAAAAGTTTTACAATAGCAGCAAATACGGGTGATTATTCAGTTGCATGGGGTCAAGAAGCTCATTCAATAGCAGCAAATATAGGCGAAGGTTCAGCGGCACTGAGTGGTGGATATCGGTCTATAGCAGCGAATACGGGGGGACGTTCTGCTGCCATAAGTTACGGTGAGGATTCAGTAGCAATAAATGTCGGCAACCAGTCAACAGCTATAAATAATGGTGGCACATCGGTGGCTTTGAATACAGGTCATCATGCAGAAGCGTCAGTTCAAAATGAAAATTCTATTGCAATAGCGACAGGCATCCAATCAAGAGCGAAGGCGGGACTTGGCTCAGCGATTGTTCTTGTGGAGAGAACCAGTTGGAATGGAAGGGATTATCCGCTAAATAATATTAAAGCGGTAATTGTAGACGGAGAAAAAATTAAAGCCGATACTTGGTACACTCTTAGAAACGGCGAATTTGTTGAGTGTGATTAACAGAAAGGAATTAAATTTGGAATGGAATTGAAATTTGATTTAGGAATGCAGGTCATGACGCAGGGTATAGCAAATATACTCGGTGACGGTAAGATTTGCGAGGAGCTGCTCGACGCTTTCGGGCGATACACAAAGTGCGATTGGGGTGATATCCCCGAAGAGGACAAGGCTTTAAACGACGAGGCGGTTCGGGTAGGCGATGGACGAACGCTCGCCGCATATAACACAAGTAAGGGCGAGATTTGGATAATCACAGACTTCGGCGACGAGGGTAATGTGACGACCATGCTGTTGCCGGAGGAATATTAAAATGAGCTAAAGCGAGGTGTAGTATATGATTTACACGGTATTCCCCAAAAATATTGACTCGTTCAATATGCCGCAGGATTTTTGCTCTTACAAATCAGCAATACAATATTGTAAAGAAAAAGATTATGTGGTGGGGGTGGATTGCGAAATTGAGAGCACAGAAGGAAACGTGGAATAATAAGAAAGGAAAATAAAAACAAAATGAATTATGTGTATGTACGAAATATTAAAAATGGTAGAGAAGAGTTTATGAGAGGATTTGCCGATACTGATGACGCTATTGACCATATAGCGAGATGTTATAGAATCGATAAAGAACTTGGTCAGCTCGGTGAGTATTATTACTTTATGGCTCAGCACTGATAACGCAAAGGAGGTGGAGCAAAATGGAATATCTTGTGGGATTCAACTATTCAGGACGAGTTACCTATGAGATTGAAGCAGACGACGAAGAGACGGCGAAGAGAGAAGCTGCTAATAGGTGGTTGGTTTGGGTATCGGCAGACGCGGTGGGACACAATCCCGAGTTTGCATATGCGGATATTAAGTATGACACTATGACGGCTGAACGGCTAATAGACGGTGATGTAGCGGAGGTAAATAAAAATGAATGACATAAAAAGTGCGGCGTTGTATGAGCTAAATGAATTGTATACCCGAGGCGATATATCGGATCTCTCATATAGCATAATTTTTGATGGTTTGGATGATATCGAGACTTTGCACGACCGAGACGCAGAAATCAAAGAGTTATGGGAAGAGTTTGAAGATGTGCCGATGAGCCCTGAAACGGAGTGCATGGAGGAAGCGTTCCTCGGTTTCCCGGCTGGTACGCACCGTGAAGAAATTTGGCATTGGTTTGACGAGCGATACAGCAAAGGAGTTCATACCTTGCTGTACGGTGATGTAGCGGAGGTAAATGAAAAATGAGTAATGAAAACAAAGGCTTACTCATAGATGGCGATACCGTAAATAAGGCATTAGAATCAATAGGGGTTGCTGCGGCTAACGCTGCTAATACAAATCGTACCCTTGCCGATATACTTAAAGATGTCAATCATCGTTTCGAAGAGCAATTTAATATTGATATAGAAACAAGAAAAGAAAAAGAGAAAGAGCTTGATGAGATGAGAGCTTCGGGCAAGTTTGTTTCTGTTATGGTTTTTGACCAGACGAATAAGCAGAGAAATTATCAGTATGTCGGTGAAACTTACTTGGGAGAGACGGTAGTTGGCAGTATCGTTTATGATGAGGGGACTTACATTTATGACCCCAAATATTATATCTATACTTTAGCCCGCCTTAATACTTCTGCGGGCGGCGAAGTAGACGACCATAATATGCGTAGAGTTGAGGTGCGCCCTGATTCTATTCGTCCGTACACACAGATTGAAAAAATTAAGGAAGAGCTGCGAAGGGGTCACTGTATAGAGCTTGTTCGTAATCTCTCTGATAGTCTTTCTGATAAGTCAATATGTATTATTGCGAATGAAAAAGAAATTCCTTATGAGCTTTGGTTTAGAAAGAAAACTAAAATGAAGAAATTTGGAGGTAAATGAAAATGAATGGAAGAGATTTAAGCAACCGTCTTCTTTACACAGGAATGCAAAAGGACGCAAGAAAACTGGCGCTTAAAGATAAAATGGCAACAGCGGAAGAGCTTGCACTTATGAGCGAACTGGAAATATGCGACTTAATCGAACGAGACTATAATATCATTATGAGCGGAGATGAAAAAGTCCTTTTGATTTCAAAAGATAAAATGGACGAATTTGAGCAAATGGCTGTATATTTATGTCGATAAGGAGGCAAATGAAAATGTATAAACTTGACTTTTACACAGCGATATCTAACAAAAACGACCCTAAGACCCTTAATCACTTTGAGCGGGTCAGCGGTTATGGACAGGTAGTAAGAACTCCACGAGGAAGAGAAATCGAATTTGGTTTTGATAAGCGGAGTGACGGATGGTATGTAACCGATGTTGCTTCCGGCATGAGGATTCCTAAAAAATATGACACAAGGATGAAAGCGCTCGCCGCTCTTAACGCAGAGCTGCTTAGTAAGGTTGATAAGGCAGTAGAGAACGATACATACAAAGCTGTAGTGAAAGCTCTTAGCGAATTTAAAACAAATTCGGAGGTAGCGTGATATGACGGTGTATGAAGTGTTGGAAACATATTGCAAAAACTGCGCACACAACGGTAATTGTTGGAAGCCGTGTGCGGTGGCGATATCGGCGGTGATGAGCGACGAAAAGGTGAAAGCAAAGACGGTGGTGAGTTTATGATACTGAATACGACATATTGCAGACGAGCTTTTACCGGCGTGTATTGTGAGCATATGGATGGAAATGTGTGTGTGAGACAATCCGGCGAGTGTGAGTTTCAGTACGGAGCGGGTAGACGACGAGAAAATGGAGTCCGGAAGGAAAGAGATGAGGTACAGAATGGCTGAAGAAATATACTATCACATAACGGACAAGCATGGAGTAATCTATTACATAATAGACAAGCATGGAGTAATCTATGGCAGAAGTACAAGTAAAACTCGACTTCAGGAGAAAATGAAAAACAATTTCACCGAAACTGTTATACGGAAGTTAGGAATAGAAATCGTTGAGGTGTATGATAGCATCTGAGCTATCGTAAGTAAAAAATAATATGGGAGAGGAAGATTAAAATAATTAAGAGAGGAGAAATCTACTTGGTTTCGCTGGACGGAGTGGGGTCTGAACAACGGAACACAAGACCTGCGATTATAGTGCAAAACGATGTGGGAAATGCTCACTCGCCGACGACGGTTATCGTGCCTTTATCAACAAAAATAAAACCGTCTATGGCGACGACGCACGTCAAAATAACAAGTAAGCAGGGCGTAAGAGATGAATCGGAAGCGTTATGTGAACAACTGAGAGTGGTAGACAAATCGAGATTAGGAAGGAGAGTGGGTAAAATCACCGACGAATCGATTATGACGGATATAACAAGAAAAATAAAAGTAGTGTGCGGCTGTTAATTGGAGGGAAAAATGGAACATCAAACAGTAGTAGCAAAAACGAAAAATGGAGATGAGTTTGTGGCTTGTTCCGATATCGGAAGCAAGCTCTGCTCAATACATAGCTGCGAGTCGTGTCCTAAGATGAAATCAATTCGGGACAGCGCAAATAAGCTTGGATATGCCGGAAAAGGAAATGACTTTGCAGAGCTATTAAATTATCTATTCGATAAGGAGTGTGAACAGTTTGGAAATTATGCTGTTATGGAGGTGTGTATGTCAGATTGACTCAATTCAAAGTAAAAAAGTTCAAGAGAATTTTGCGGGATAACGGCTATAAGGAGGTGAGGTGTTGCGGTAGCCATCAAACTTGGAGCAATGGTGTAAGCAAAATTACTTTGCCGACGGTTAAGCTAAGTCCTGTCATAGCGGCTCGCCTCATAAAGGAAAATGATTTGAGTGTCCGATAAAAGTGACAACTTACAACTGGAAAAAATTCCCTGTTGACAAGAGAATTTTTTAGGACTATAATAAAAAATGTAAACGGAACAAATGTTCGACTAAAGTTCGATTAATGAAAGGAGAAATTTGTGAAATGGGATTTTTGGGTTCATTTCTTGGTCTGATTGGTGCTTCGGCGGTGTTTGTTGGAGCCGATGTTAAAGAGCGTTGGGACGAAATAGATAGAGAGCGGCAGCGCATTGCGGCAAATCCCGCACCGCCTGCGGAGATGAGGGGAAATTTAAGAGATAAATATGAATCTGAATGGCACAGAGGCGATAACACTCATTTCCCGGAAGAATATCTTCCTGCTCTTGAGAGCGATCCAGAGGTACTTTACTGGTGGATTGAGCTTCTTGCAGAGCGTGAGATAAGGCGTCAGGGTTATCGCGGTTATCCTATCAGTATTCAGGGCAATTTCAATCGAGTGTATAATGCTTGGAAGGAGCGTCAGAATTGGGTCAGATAACCAGTGTTGATGTTAATAAAGACATACTTATTGATAGTCTGAAAGCCCAGAACGCAAGACTAAAAAAGCTCCTCCGCGAAACAGCAGAAGAGCGAGACAGATATAAATCCTTGTGGGAAACAAATCGGATTCAAGATGAATTTTCAGAAAAGGAGCGAAAAGCAAATCGGCGATTAGAACAAGAGAAAAAGCAAGAGCGGCTGTTGTCCGGTGTAAAATCGGATGGCGTTCCGATAGCTCATGCGGCGGATTCGATTCGTTCCTATGATGAAATGTGTGTTGTACTGGATAAGCTCAAAAACACAGGACGAATGGGAATACGAAACTGGGCTATGTTCCGTTGCGGCATTTGCTTCGGTCTTAGAGCAAGCGACCTCGTTAAATTAAAATGGGGTTGGATCATGGACGACGACGGCGAGTTCAGAGACCGTATACCCGTAGTCGAGAGCAAGACATCTAAAATCAATCGGTGTTTCATTTCAGATGCGATAAAGGAAACGCTTACAGAATATCGCAAGTGGCTCGGCGGACGCAACTGTTCTCCCGATGATTATATCTTCTCGAAGAACAACGGCGGGAGACTACAGGAGCAAAGCTATTCACGATATCTCAAAAGCGCGGGAAAGGAAGCGGGGTTGCCGATACACATCTCGTCTCACACCATGAGGAAATCATTTGCCAATATAGTGCTGTGTTGTCACGACGGCGGTGCGAATGATTATGCTATGAGAGACTTACAGGGTATGCTCGGACATTCAGATGTAAGAATTACGATGAGCTACCTCAAAGACACAATCCTCAGATACGACGAAGCAAGAAAGGCGGTGTCAGATTTCGTCCTCGGAAAGACAGATATAAACGAGCTGGTTACTTCAAAACAGGTCTCCAATAATGAAATTTACGAGCTTTGCAAAGAAATGTTTGAAAAACAAGTTGCGTAAATTATTTTCATAGTTTTTGGTAAATCAACAAAGTGAGGTGATATACTTGACTCGTAAGAACAAGAGAGCGCTCGCGAGAGCTGCTCGATACATAAACGATAGGGTCGAATTTGCAAACGACATCTTGGATGACGAAGAGGATCGACTCGATGGTTGGGCGGAGAATCTGAAAGGTTCTCAAAAACACATGGACGCAGAAGACTTTGTTGAAGATATCCGCGAACAGTTTGATATAATAACTGATGCGGTAGAAGAAATACGGTCTTTGTGCGGAATAGAAGACTAAAAAAAGAAGACTCCCCACGAAAGGGTAAAAGCGTTTGGCGACGGCTTCCCAATTCGATGAGGAGGAACGACATTCGTATGCTCTTATACTAAACACTGGCGTGTTTTTATAGGGGCATAGTCCTGCCATTGTCATTATAACACAAGGGCGGTTGAATGTCAACGAGAAAATAGGAGGAATTTATTATGCAGAAACCTAAAATTGTTTACATTGCCGTTGACGACGACGATTATGAGCTTCCATTTGCTATGGGCGACACAATGCGAGAGCTCGCCGAAGAGATTGGCGTCTCTACTTGGGATATATGGAACTGCGTCAAGAATCGGGGACGCAGTACAACGCCTTTCAATCATACATATCGTGTCGAGAAAGTTAGACTTGCCTCTGATATGGAGGACATACTCGACTTTGGCACGGACAGAGACATTTACAACATAACAATTAATGCCTATGTATAAGTCAAATTCAAAAATAATAAAAGGTCTTTCGTTTGCTCTGGTGCTGAGCATAGGAGCGTTTCTTATGGTCGGTAATGCCTTGCCGGTAGAAGCTCCGAGCGCAGAGGTAGTTGAAATCGAAACCGAAAACGAATCGGTTTTGGATTTGAAAACGGAAATTGAATCCGAAACAGAAATCGCCTCTACCACAGAGCAACAAAGACCCACCGATTCAAAGACAAAATATGACGATATAATCGCCGAGATTGCCGAGAAGTACGGTGCCTCGGCGGCTCTTATCAAAGCAGTTATCAAAACGGAAAGCAATTTCAATCCGACTTTGATTAGCGCAACCAACGACTACGGTTTGATGCAAATCAACGCTTGTAATGTATCGTGGCTTACAGACGAGTTGGGTGTCACAGATTTGTTTGATCCAGCACAGAACATCGAAAGCGGCGTGTACATCCTTAGCGGGTATCTGAAGCGCTATTCACTTGCAGATGCGCTGATGGCTTACAACTGCGGCGAGGGTGGAGCAAAACGCCTATGGAAACAGGGTATTCACTCTACTCACTACACGAAAAGGGTATTGAAAAACTTGGATGAATTTGGAGGATTTTATGAATAGACATAAATGTTTTGCGGACAGAGGAAGCTGCTGCGCTGTGCTTACAGAAAAGCTGTGCGAATATGGCGGGTGTCGGTTCTACAAGACCGAACAGCAGCTCTACAACGAAAGACAGTTTGTAGACAGATACATACAGAAGAAGTACGGGGTTAGTCGTAGGGAATATGTGAGAAACAAATATGGTAGTGAGCTTTTGAAGTATAGGAGGAGAAGAAATGAGGAAGTCTAAGCTTCTCGCTCTAATAGCTCATGAGGTTGTGCCTCGGAAATGTGTAAACAACATGGAGTTCGTCGGCTATGTTGCTCGGTGTAGTCAGTGTGGCGAACCAATAGCAATCTACTATAAACTCGACGACGAGCTGAGGGTTGCGGTTCTGCCGAGATTCAAAAGATATAAGGAACAGATAGAAGACAAATTAAGGAAAGGAAATGATTTATCGAGTGGAAAATAAAATGACATTATTTACGAACGAAGAGCTTGGAAATGTTAGAGCGCTTGAAATCGACGGCGAGCCGTATTTTATCGGCAAGGATGTAGCAACGGCTCTGGGATATACGAACACCCAAAAGGCTATTCGCGACCATGTTGACAACGAAGATAAGCTGACAGAACGAATCGTTCTGTCAGGTCAGAACCGCGAAGTAGTCTTTATCAACGAGTCTGGTCTTTACAGTCTTATCCTCTCAAGCAAGCTCCCGAAAGCAAAAGAGTTCAAGCATTGGATAACCGCCGAAGTCCTGCCCGTTATCCGTAAGACAGGTGGCTATGTAAACGATACGAAACAGTTCGTCGATTACTACTTTGCGGACTGCAATACATATGGGCGAGAAGCTATCACGCTTATGCTCAACGAAACAAAACGAATGGCAAATCAGCTAAAAGCTCAGGCTCCGAAGGTGCTGTTCGCTGAGGCTGTAGAAAGCTCGAAGACATCTATTCCAGTCGGCGACCTTGCGAAGATTATAAAGCAGAACGGCGTCGATATTGGACAGAATCGTCTCTTCTCGTGGCTGAGAATGAACGACTATCTGATAAAGTCGGGCGACAGAAAAAATATGCCGACGCAGAAGTCTATGGACTTAGGTCTGTTCGAGGTTAAGATATCGGCTTTCTACAGACCCGATGGCACGGTAGATATCGCGAAGACGCCGAAGGTCACAGGTAAAGGTCAGACTTATCTTATTAATAAATTTTTGTCGAGTTTGAAGGGGGCGTAAATTTAACCCAGAAGGAATTGGGTTTTGAAAGGTTAACCATGATAGACAGGTTTTATAATTTCGATTATAACAGATAATATCCTACAAATAGATGGTAGGGAACGACTGTCACTCGTCCGTGCCATGTGGGTTTTCCTTCTTTTTTGCAGGTCTTGATAAGTTCAATTATAATAGATAATATCCTGCAAATTGAAGTAATCAACTCATAAGTTGACATATGCATTACTCCTTTCATGGGGACTCGCGAGGTGCGAATAGCTGCGCTCGCTGTACCCCTATAAGTAATACTATTATGGTTGACCTTTTAAAGCCCAATTCCTTGCTTGATAAAATTAAAAGGAGCGCGAGTCAGTATAAAGAAAATTCTTATTGGCGGTAGTCCTTGCACAAAATGGAGTATCGCTCAGAAAAACGGAAGAGAAGTTCTGCCGGAAGGTATAGGTTGGGAGCTGTTCGAGAATTATCGGATAGCGAAAGAGAAATTCCAGCCCGACTTCTTTTTGTACGAGAATAATAAGTCAGCGGCTCAGCCCATAAAAGACGCGATTTACTCCGCTCTTGGAGGTGGCAAAGACTCATCAGTAAGGCTTACACACATAGACAGTGCGTTGGTTTCGGCGCAACATCGTCAGAGGTTTTATGTTACTAATTTCGGTGATATAGAACAACCGAAAGACAGAGGAATCTTGTTACGCGATGTACTTGAGAGTGGAAAAGATTTGTCTTGCCGCGAAAAGGCGTATACGCTCACAGCCAGTTATGGCGGAGCGGTAGCGTGGAACACTTTGGAGAGAAATCAACGAACGATGGTTGCAGAGCCAGTATGTGTAGAATCTGCGGTTGGCGAATCAATTCAAAAAATGATTCCTGCTGTTGTTGATAGACTTGGTTATTTGCCTGAAAAATTTAATGCATACAACCGTACTGAAATAAAGGATAAATCTCCGTCACTTACAACGGGAAGCATGGTTACAAGCAGTTGTGCCACTACGATTTTGGAGCCGATACGCATAGGAACTATAGAAAGCAATGCAAAGAATAAGTCGCACGACAGCAAACAATATCGTGTATATAGTCCCGACGAAAAAGCAACTACGCTTTGTGGACAAGGCGGCGGAGTCGGCGCAAAAACTGGATTGTATGCTGTCCCTGTGGGCGGTAAAGAAAAAAAACTCCCCGTTTATGAGGTTAGAGACGGGCTTATAACCATCAAGGACAAACAATACCCGATTGAGCTCGCCGATGGCTATTACCTTATACGAAAGCTTACACCGTTAGAATGCGAGAGACTACAAACTCTTCCAGACGGTTATACGAGCGGAGTTAGTGATACTCAGCGATATCGTGCTATCGGCAATGGGTGGACGGCAGAGGTTATTATACATATTTTAAATCATGCTCTTAAAGATGTTTCGAGAGACGAAGAGCTTGTAGTCCTGTCACTTTACGACGGCATAGCAACAGGTAGGTACTGCTTAGATAAAATGGGGTTTAAAAATATTGAGTATTATGCTTATGAAATAGACCCCTATGCGCAAAAGATAGCGATGTCAAACTATCCCGATATCATCCAGTGTGGCGATGCCTTTCGGGTTAGGGATGATGATTGGAAAATTCCGGACTAAAAGGAATCGGGTTTTGATTTGAAAAATGAAAATAAAAAGGGGAGATGAAATGGCTCAGGATTGGAGTGGCGATGCAAACTCTGTGTACAAAATTATCGGGGCGTCTAACCACTCAAACAAAAACAGGGTAGACGACGATTATTACGCGACTGACCCGAAGGCAGTTGAAGAGCTGCTGAAAAGAGAGAAATTTTCTCACTATGTGTGGGAACCTTGTTGTGGTGGAGGACACATATCAAAAGTGTTGGAAGCTCATGGCTACGACGTTCTGTCGAGTGACATTGTGGATAGGGGTTATCCAAATACATATGTGGCGGACTTCTTAAGTGTTGCTCCCCCTGTTGAGTGTATATCACGCGATATAATCACAAACCCGCCGTACAAACGTGCCAAGAAATTCATAGAGAAAGCTTTAGAGATATCTATGGATTCAACTAAGATAGCGATGTTCCTAAAAACTACTTTTCTCGAAAGCAAAGGACGAAGAGAGTTTTTTCGTGAGAATCCGCCAAAATATGTATATGTTTTTTCAGACAGAATGAAGTGTGCTCCAAATGGTGATTTTAGCAAAATAAAGTCGAGCGCAATATCGTATGCGTGGTTTGTTTGGGAAAAGGGGTTCAAGGGTGAACCGAAGATTAGATGGATTTAAACCAAGGAGGAAATCAAATGATATTTAGTATTGTAATGATAGTTATAGCTGTGGTTCTCACGGCTGTAGGTGCGATTTTAGCTTACAAAGAGATAGAATACGGAGACGACATTCCGGTGGCAATTCCTATAGTAAGTTTTGTGTTGGCGATATGTCTGTTCGTACTCTCAGCTTCAGCGGCTATTGTGCCGACCGGATATACGGGAGTAAGAACGACACTCGGTCAGATAAGCGACCAGCCTGTACATAGTGGTTTCAACTGGAAAGTGCCCATTGTTCAGAGCATAAAGCTCGTAAATAACAAACAGCAGGACGCACAGTTCGGCGGCGACAAAATCTGGTCGGAGACTGAAAGCAGAACAGCAATTTACTACGCAGACGTGACCGTTACTTATCAGATTAACCCCGACAGGTCGGCGTGGATCTACGCTAATGTCTCGGATTACAAGAAATCTCTGGTGTCCGAAAACATAGTTGCTTCGGCTATTAAATCCAGTAGCAAAGTGCTTAGCGATACCGACGCGACGAACCGCTCGATAGTTGAACCACTGATAATGAAAAATCTTCAGGCTTCTATAGACGAGAAGTACGGCGAGGATGTTGTTGCGATACTCAAAGTGACGGTAAACGACATTGACTTTGACGAGTCATATCAGACGGCGATAGCATCAAAACAGCAGGCTCAGCTTGCGGCAGAACAGCAGGAAATCGAAAATAAAAAGGCTGTGGATAAGGCAAAGGCAGACGCAGAGGCGAAGCTTATAAAATCTAAGGCTGAAGCTGAAGCAAATGACACTCTTGAGAAGTCCCTGACGGATAAGATTCTTAAAGAAAAATACATAGAAAAGTGGGACGGAAAGCTCCCGAGTGTGATGACCGGCGACGATGGAAGTTCGATAATGATTCAAAAGTAAGGAGGGAATGAATGAGAGTATTACTGCTGTTGCGCGGTAGTGCTGGGTGTGGTAAGTCAACATGGATTGAACAAAATGGACTTGAACCCTATACACTATCCGCCGACGAGATAAGGTTGATGTACGCTTCGCCCACTTTAAATGTTTGTGGCGAAGAGTGTATAAGTCAGTCGAATGACACTAAGGTCTGGAAGACACTCTTTCAGATTCTTGAGTCTCGAATGGAGCGAGGAGAGTTCACCGTTATTGACGCGACGAACTCCAAAACTTCCGAGATGAAGCGCTATGCGGAACTTTGTAACCGTTATCGCTATAGGATTTATTGTGTAGACTTTACCGACATTCCTATCGAGGAAACCAAAAGGCGAAATAAAATGCGACCTATAGTCAAACAGGTTCCTGAAACGGCAATCGACAATATGTATGCTCGTTTCGCTACTCAGAAAATTCCGTCGGGGATAACCGTTATAAAACCGGACGAACTTTCAAGGGTGTGGTTCAAACCTGTGGATGTTTCGGAATACGATGCGGTTCACTTTGTTGGAGATGTTCATGGCTGCTATACGGCACTCAAAGAAGCAATCGGGGATGTAACCGAGAAACCTAATGAGCTGTTTGTGTTCTGCGGAGACTATACTGACAGAGGAATTGAAAATGCAGAGGTAGTAAAGGAGCTTCTTCGCATCTATAAAGAACCGAATGTATATCTCATAGAGGGAAATCATGAGAAACATATGTGGGTTTGGGCTAATGACGGAACTACCGGGTCAAAAGAGTTTGAGATGCATACAAGAGCTCAGCTTGAAAGTGCTTCTTTTACTAAAAAGGATGTTCGCAAACTTTACAGAAGTTTCGGGCAGTGCGCCTATTATATATATCGTGGCAAAACTATATTGGCTACACACGGTGGTCTTAGTACGCTGCCCAACAATCTCACGCAGGTAGCTACCGACCAAATGATTAAAGGCTCCGGGAATTATAGCGACGCCGATGTTGTTGATCAGTCTTTCTGTGAAAATACTGACGCTTATCAGGTGCATGGGCACAGAAATCTTAAAGGAAATCCCGTTCAGACTTGCAGAGCCTTTAATCTTGAGGGGAATGTTGAGTTTGGAGGCTCTATAAGAGTTGTTAGTTTTGTTGGCAATGAGATAAAGGTAAGCGAGTTTAAAAACAACATATATTTACCGACTGAAGAGAGAATTGATTATACTGCAAAGATAAAAAAGAACGAGTCTGTTGCAGATGCTATTCTGGCTCTGAGAGGTAATAAGCAGGTAGTCGAGAAGCAGTTCGGTGATATCTCGTCTTTTAACTTCTCAAAACAGGCTTTCTTTGACAAGATATGGGATGAGCAGACGATTAGGGCACGAGGTTTGTATATCAACATTCCCAAAGGAAAAATAGTCGCAAGAGGCTATACAAAGTTCTTTAATGTAAACGAGCGACCGGAGACAAAGTTTGATATGTTACAGCACAAGCTTAAGTTTCCCGTAACCGCGTATGTTAAAGAAAACGGGTTTCTCGGGTTAGTTTCATATAACGAGATAGATGATTCGCTGTTTGTTACAACGAAATCTAATCCGGATAGTGATTATGCATCGTGGCTTAAAGAGATGATAGATAAGAAAATCCCTGTTGATACACAGCAGAAAATGAAAGAATTTTCAAGGGAGAACAATGTAACATTTGTGTTTGAGTGTATTGATATACAGAGAGATCCACACATAATTGATTATCCGGAAAATCATCTTTTCTTACTTGATGTTGTTTACAACGAGTTGAAGTTCAAAAAGTTCAGTTATGACGAGCTTATAAGTGTTGCAGACAAGTTCGGGCTCGAACACAAAGAGCGAGCTGTTGTAATTAACGATTGGCAGACATTCTTCGATTGGTATTACACGGTCACAGCGCCTGATTATCTGTATAACAACAGGCATATAGAGGGATTTGTCGTCGAAGATGCCGACGGTTATATGGTTAAGCTTAAACTTGCTTACTATAATCTCTGGAAATACCTTCGCGGCGTTTCCTACAAGGTTCTTAGACGGGGACATCTTGATGGCAAGGAAACTTCGTCTCTTACAACGCCATTAATGAATCAGTATTATGCGTGGCTTAAACGAATTTACGCAGAAACAGAGGATAAAGAGTCGATACCGCGTGATATCTGCTCGCTTAGAAAACTATTCTACGCATCGGACGAAGGAAGAAATTTTACAAAGGAGGGAAATGATAATGATTGACGCATTTCTTTTTAACATTCTTAATCTGATTGGTCTTTATGGTAAAGCAATTCTTGTGTTTATCGAGAAAATACTTGGACTGTAAAATCCAAATAAATAAAAATGAAAAGGGGTAAAACAAATGGGATTTCAGAAAGCAAAAAGAGAACAGATTTGGCTTAAGGTGCTACTCGCGGGTCCAAGTGGAAGCGGTAAGACTTTTTCGGCGCTGAGACTGGCGAAGGGCATAGCCGCAGCTGCGGGTGGTAGAGTTGCCGCAATCGACACGGAGAACGGTCGTATAAGATATTACGCAAACGAGTTCGACTTCGACGACCTTCAGCTTCAGGCTCCGTATACTCCCGAGAAATACATTCAGGCTATTGAGGATGCGGTTGACGGCGGATATAAGGCTCTTGTTATCGACAGCATAACTCATGAGTGGGATTACTGTGTTGATTATCACGACAAGATGCCGGGCAATTCTTATACCAACTGGGGTAAGGTAACTCCGAGACATGACGCCTTTATGGAAAAGGTTCTTCAGTCTCCCATACATATTATATCCACCGTTAGAGGCAAGGACACTTATGTTCTTGAGGATAGAAACGGAAAACAGGTTCCTAAGAAAGTCGGTATGGGCTACAAGCAGAGAGACAACACGGAGTACAACTACACTCTAACCTTTAATATCGCGCAGGACACCCACATAGCGGAAGCTCAGAAAGATAATACACACCTCTTCGAGGGCAGATACGATGTGCTGACCGAGCGCGACGGCAAGGCTCTGTTTGACTGGGCAAACGCTGGCGACGCTCCCGCTCCTAAGCCGGTTAATAAATCCGCCGCAGAGGAAGAGCCGGTTGCAGATGTTCCTGTGGCTGAGAAGTCTAAGATAGAAATGGCTATAGACAGCATTAACAAACTCGCTAAAGAACTTGCAGACAGCGGTGTGGCGAAGAAAACAATTTCAGATATAATCAAGTCGGTTTCGGGTAGTGCAAACTATAATAAGATAACTGACTTTGAGGTAGCGACAGATGTTTATAAGGAGCTTGTAGCCCTTAAAAATAAGGAGGATTAATTATTTATGGTAGAGAATAATGTAACAATCATCGGTAGACTTACGGGCGACGTAGAAATAAGAACCGCCGGTAACACAGACAACAAAGTGGCGAATTTCACTGTGGCTATCAATCGCCCCAAGAGAAAGGACGCAGAAGACGAAGCAGATTTCATCCGTGTTAGGGCGTGGAACTCAACCGCCGATTTTATCGAAAAGTATTTCGGCAAGGGTTCTAAGATAGGTGTCAGAGGTTCCATTCGTACAGACTCGTATAAAAACAAGGACGGCGAGAACAGAAGTGTGACATATGTCCTTGCTGATGAGGTCTGCTTTATCGAGTCTAAGTCAACTTCCAACGGCGGCTCTGAACCGAAAGCAAAGGTGAGCACAAAGGAAGCAAATGTTGATGTCGCTACTGACGACGATGATCTACCGTTCTGATGAGACATATGGAAAATACAGCTTTTCTAAGTTGTCTTCTTTCCATCAGTGTCCGCTGCAATATTGGTATACATATATAGCTCGTGAGCAGGGAGAAAACAATGCTTTCGCACAGTACGGAAGTTTCGTTCACTCCCTGCTCGAACGCTGGGGCAAAGATGAACTTGCCGAGTATGAGTTGCTGGGTGAATATGAAGATAAGTTTTTCGACCGTGTAACTCAGGAATTTCCACCCAACAAATACACCGACTTGAGCAAGAAATATTACGACGACGGCGTACAGTTTTTGTCAAACTTCGAGGGCGTGGATGCGAAAGAGATACTCGGTGTGGAAGAACACTTCGAGGAGTCAATTGCGGCGGCGGACGGAAGAGATAGCTTCATCATTCAGGGCTTTATAGACCTTATATACATAGACTCGGCGGGACGGTTGGTAGTTCACGACTGGAAATCAAAAGCAAAATTTAAAAACCCCGCCGAGCAGAAGAAGTATGCGAGACAGTTATACATATATTCAATTTATGTCAAGCTGAGATATGGTAAGTTTCCCGATCTACTGAGATTCCATATGTTCCGTAACAGCAAAGATGTGGATATCAAGTTCAACATTGACGACTATTACGAAGCAATAAACTGGATGCAGGAGACGGTAAAGGAAATCCGGGATTGCGGTGAGTTTGAAAGCCGACCGGATGATTTTTATTGCCAATATCTGTGCGACATGAGACTAAAATGCTGTGGGGAGACGGCGACGAAGTAAAGGAGGTTGATGATTTATACAGGTATTAAAAAGCGATATTCAAAGAGCGAAAGAGAAATTAGGGGACAGAAATGCTGAGATTATGGTTGAGTTGCTCGGTATTACGAACTGGAATCCCTCAAGGAGAGTCGGGTGTTGCCCGAACCCCGAACACATAGACAAGAATCCGTCGTGCTCGTATAACCCCAAGACTTATTCTTTTCACTGCTTTGCGTGTGGCTTTACCTGTGACATCATAGATGCCTATATCACATCCAAGAAGTGTACTTTTCTTGAAGCGTGTGAGATGCTTTTTGATGAGGCGGGTATACAGTATTCATTCGCAGAGCGCGGAACAAAAGACAGGGCATACAAATACCCTAAGCCCAAGTATGCCGACAACAAAGAAGAGGTGTATAAGTATTGGCGGAAGAGAAAAATATCACCTGAAACAATAGATTATCTGAATATACAGCAGGACGAAAAAGGAAACACCTTGTTCCAGTATTTCGACCTGAATGACGTGCTCGTAATGTGTAAAGTCCGCAAGTCACGCGCAGTGCCTCACGGTGAACTTAAGATATGGTATCTCGAAAACAGCGATTGCTGTAATGTCCTTTACAACATCAATAAAATAAATACCACTCAGCCGTTGATAATATGTACCGGCGAAGGCGACTGTGCCGCACTCATTGAGTGCGGTTTTTACAACTCCGTAAGCATTAACGGCGGCGACCAGAATACGAAGTGGATTGAAGAGTGCTGGGATTTTCTGCAAGAATTTGACGAAATCATCCTCGTCCACGACAACGACAGAAGCGGCGAGGAATACATAAAGAAAGTTGCTCCGAGGTTGGGCGAATATCGTGTCAAGGTTGCAGAAATCCCATTGTCTCACACCAATGCAGACGGCGAGAAAGTTCGCATAAAAGACATAAACGAACTGCTGTTCTTTGAGGGGAAAGAGGCGGTCAGAGATGTAATCAATAACGCGAAAGAGTCTGAGATTCCCGCGATAGTCGATTACACCGAAGTGAAGAGATTTGATATGTCGGATGTCGAGGGATTTACAACGGGCTTTGAAGATTTGGACGCTGCTCTCGGCAAGAACTATATGGGTTCTACAACGCTCATAACCGGAATAGCTTCTGCGGGTAAAAGCTCTCTGATATCGACGCTTGTATGCCGATCTATAGAGCAGGGTTATCCTTGTTTTATATACAGCGGAGAGCTTTCAAACCCGTCGTTGAAAAACTGGATTGACTTTGTTCACGCAGGACAGCGGGGGCTTGAAGAAGTGCAGGGCGAACACGGCAAGTATTACAGAATCAAGTCTGATGTGTACAGAAAAATCAATTCCTATTATCGCGGACAGCTTTACTTCTACAAAGATTCGTTCTCACATAAGACTGAAGACCTCCTCGCGACGGCGGAGAGTGCGGTAAGAAGGCTTGGAGTAAAAACGGTATTCTTCGACAATCTCACATCTGTGGATCTGTCGTGCGACGATAACTCAAAGTGGACTAAGCAGGAAGATTTTATAAGACAAATCATTGACTTTGCAAAACGATGGAATGTAGCTTGCTTTGTGGTTATTCACCCGAAGAAAATGGAGCAGGTACGCAAGATGAGCATCTTTGACCTACAGGGCGTTGCTGCCGCTGCCAACCTTGCACAGCGTGTTATATCGCTGTACCGAGTATCACCTAAAGATAAAAAGGGTGTTGTTGGTAGAAACGGCAAGTTTATTACGCCGCCCATGAAGGGCAGTGTTGTCCTTGAAGTTCTCAAAGACCGATATGGTAGTGCGAACAACAAGGAATTTGCTCTGTACTACGACAACCCGAGTAAGAGATTCTACACAACGCCGCAGAATCTTGCCCATGCTTATGGGTGGGAAGTCGCCGACGGCGTGACAAGTGCGGAGTTGCCTTACGGCACTCCTGCTTATGACGAAGATATGGACGAGGAGGTGTTTGGTTGACAGACAACTTAGTAATTTATCATCTACATAGTGATAACAGTCTGCTGGATAGTTGCACGGGCTACAAGCTGTATATCGACAGAGCCGCTGAACTTGGACAACCAGCTATAGCGTTCAGCGAACACGGAAAACCACTCAACTGGGTCAAGAAAAAGATGTATTGTGATGAAAAAGGAATTAAATACATCCACGGCGTTGAGATATATCTCACTGAAAGCCTTAATGAAAGGGTCAGAGACAACTACCATACGGTGCTTATAGCTCGAAATGAACAGGGTGTGAAAGAACTCAACCTTGCAGTGTCGAAATCATGCGATAAAGACCACTTTTATTATGTAAATAGATTGAGTTTTGACGAGTTTCTGAAGCTATCCAACAACATTATCACGACGAGCGCATGTCTTGCAAGTCCTCTAAATAAGCTTCCCGTAGACCATCCGATGTACGAGAGTCTTATTAAGCGATATGACTTCCTTGAGATTCAGGCTCACGATTGTCAGGAGCAGAGAGACTTTAATGTGCATTTGGCGGAGCTTGCGAAGAAGTACAGTAAACCGCTGATAGCAGGAACCGATACTCACTCGCTTGACAAATATAAAGCCGAGTGCCGCAAGATATTGCTTAAATATAAAAACAAGTCCTACGGCGACGAAGATACATACGACCTCACATATAAGTCCCGTGAGGAGTTGGACGCTGCATTTGCAAAGCAGGGCGTTCTACCTCCCGAGCTTTACAGACAGGCTATGGATAACACGCTTGTAATGGCTGACATGGTAGAACCGTTCGAACTCGACGCATCAATTAAATATCCGATTCTGTATGGCTCTTCCGAAGAGGATAGCCGCATCGAAACAGAGCGCGTTGACCGAATGTTTAAAGAAAAACTTGAGGCAGGAATTATACCACCCGAACAGGAAAAGGGGTTTAGATCTGCTCTGACGGAAGAAAGACGAGTTTTTGAAAAGCTTGGAATGAGTGGATTTATGCTCTGTATGAGTGAGTTGATATGTTGGTGCAAAGAAAATAATATACCAATTGGTCCCGGTCGAGGTTCTGTTGGTGGATCGAGGACGGCTTTTGTTACGGATATTATTGAGTGTAACCCGGAGCAGTGGCATACGGTCTTCTCAAGGTTTTGTAATGAAGATAGGAAAGAAATTGGCGATTAATAATGTGGTCGCCCTATATGGCAACATATAGCAAAAAAGCTGGTGAACCCACAAATGTGGGGTGTGGCGAATTATCGCTGCTAACGGTGAACCCTAAGTTTATTGATAAGGGAATACCGTGGTAAGTCGGTCTATATCTACGATAGTCAGGAGGTGTTTATGACATTCCAAGACATTAACGGTAGATATAAGCAAATTAAAGATTTTAAAGACTATTTTGTAACAGAATATGGCGAGATTTATTCAACAAGACTTCGTGGTAATGAAAGGGAATCTCATTTACATAAAATCAAGCCCAAAGACCCGGGTAATCCAAGCAAATATCTAAATGTTACTCTCTGTAGTGATCATGGACAAGTAACGAAATCTGTACATAGACTTGTCGCAGAAGCGTTTGTAGGCGGACATTTTGACGGTGCTGTTGTAAATCATATTGATGGCAATAACCGAAACAACAACGCATCAAATCTTGAATGGACGACTGTCAAAGACAATGTTCATAAATCATATATTACTTCTGGTAAGTCTCCCGTAAGGAATAGCAAAATATGGCGACTTGTGGACGCAAATGGTGTGGTTATAGGAGATTTTCACGGACACCATAAAATGGAAAAATATGTTAAGGATTCCAAAATTGATGCATCGCCAACTCAGCTAACCCGGAATGGGAATAGCAGAGGATATACAATTATTAAAATCGCAGATATAGACTGAAAACTGTAACGACTATCCGAGAGGAGTACAGCAACGGTGAAAGTCCGTTGTTGGAAGCGCCAGCCTCCACATATGGATAAAGATATGGGTTGGGAATGTCAACCTTCATATGTGGATGAAGATATAGTCTACTCCCCTAATAAATATCGGGAAACCGAGGGTGCAAAGGATTGACATCGATTGTATCGAAACCGATAGACCTAAGATATTCAAATATATAATAAATCGTTTTGGTGAGAGAAAAACAGCAAGGGTTCCATCGTTCGGGACTTTGCAAGAAAAGGGTACTATTAAGGGTATAGGAAATGCACTCGCTAAATATTGGGAAGAAGAAAAGACCGGAGTTCCATTTAAGCCCTCAGACAAGTTTTCCCCCGATAATCCGTATTCCTTGAGTAATATTGATGAGATTATATCTGAGTTTTTCGCAGACGAGCAGAGCGCAAGAAAGAACCACCCGGATATATTCCAATATTATGATGGACTCTTAGGCACAAAGATTTCACAATCTGTACACCCCGCGGGTATAGTTATTAGCCCGATTACACTTGATGACGCATACGGCGTGTTTGATAAAGACGGAGATCTTTGTCTTATGATTGACATGGACGAGCTTCACGAGGTCGGGGCGGCGAAATTTGATTTCCTTATACTAAGCAACATAGGTATCATAAATGAAACTTGCAGACTGGCAGGTATTCCATATCCGCAGATGCACGAGATAAATTTCAATGACCAAAAAGTTTGGGCTGATATGCTAAGAAGTCCTGTGGGAATATTTCAGATGGAATCACCATTCGCATTCTCGATGTTAAAAAAGTTTGTTCCGCACTCAATATTTGATATGAACCTTATAACTGCGGCTGTGCGCCCGTCGGGTGCTTCATATAGAGATAAGCTAATGAATAAGATACCCAATAAAAATCCGACAAAAGAAATTGATAAGCTTCTTGAGAATAATTTAGGATATTTGATATTCCAAGAAGATATTATAGCGTTCCTTCAACAAATATGTGGCTTATCAGGCAGTGAAGCGGATAATGTTAGACGAGCAATAGGTCGTAAGGATGCCGAGAGGTTGGAAGGGGCAATGCCTAAGATACTTGAGGGGTATTGCAAAAATTCTGACAAGCCAAGAGAGGAAGCTGAGAAAGACGCAAAAACCTTCTTGAAAGTAATTGAGGACGCTTCTGAGTATTCCTTTGGTTACAACCACGCCACTGAATATAGTCTCATAGGTTATCTGTGTGCTTATCTGCGTTGCTATTATCCTTGCGAGTTTATCACAGCATATCTTAACAACGCCGCTAATGAAGATGATGTCGTCAACGGTACTACGCTTGCCGCCGAATATGGATTTAAGGTAACACCTCCTCGTTTCGGCGCGTCGAGAGATGTCTTCTATTTTAACAAGGAGAAAAAAGAAATAGCAAAGGGGTTGACGAGTGTTAAGTATATGTCCGCTGCTCTTGCAAATGAGCTGTATGACATATACGACGAGGTAAAAGGGAGACCGTTTATGGAGGTTCTTAAAGCTCTCTCGAAGACCTCTATTGATACGCGACAGCTCGACATCCTAATTAAAATTGGCTACTTTGAAGAGTTTGGAAATATGGGAGAGTTGCTGAAGCTTGTACAGGTGTACTCGTTCTTCAAGAACGGAACTGCAAAATCTGTTAGCAAGTCCAAGGTTGTAGGTTTCCTTACGGATATTATCTCAGATTATGCGACGGATAAGGGTGTCAAGGGGAACGAGCTTAAGTCTTACACAATAACCGACATGGATGGGCTTTTAGCCGCTTGTGAAGAGCAAATCAGAAAATCAGATGTTCCGGACTTAACCCTTAAAGTCAAAATACAGAATAGTATCGAGTATCTTGGCTATGTTGGTATTCAGACCGGACTGCCCGAAGACAGGAGAAAGCTTTTGATAACAGAAGTATTCCCCATGCGTGGACAGAACGGTGTACCGTGGGGATATAAAGTGAATACGCAGAGTCTGGGTACAGGTAAGCAGTCGTCGTTGACGATACCGGCGAGAATATATACCGAGAATCAGGTGGCGAAGGGTGATATCGTGTATGCCGACAACTGCTACAAGAATCCGAAAGGATATTGGTATCTTAATTCCTATAGAAAGATATAAGGTGTAAAATGAAGCCACAATCCAAGAGAGATAAAAGAGCTCAGATTCTTTACGATGAATTACAGTATTGGGGTTTAATTAGTTATGAGTCGGATATGAGAGCTGTAAAAGCTATTGCTAATGAGTTGCCTCAAAGAATGTTAGTAAGGGTAATTTCAAAATTAAGAAGGATGCGCGGCGCTTCGTGAGGTATTGAATCGAGTTTATCGAAACACAGATGATTGCGAAATGCGTATTTCAAAAGATTGCTACAAGTTAATCAGAGAGGCTCTCGGAAAGCAGATACGGGCTGAATTAATGGAGGACAGCAAATGAAAATTCCAAAATATGTGGATATTGCGCTAAAGCAAAGGACTTTGTATGCAGAAAAACTTAACAATGCAATGCATATAGTTGACGAATTTCTCGACAGGAACAAAATCGAATGTCAAAGATGTGATACTCATGCAGGCGTAGAAATCTATTGTCGTCCTCGCGACAGCGAAAGACGAATAAGAGCATGTATTAAAGAAGCAGGTAAACAAGATGAATGAAGATTACACGAAGCTCAAAGATTTTGTACAAAAGCGCCTTGGCGAAAACAGCAACAACTACGATATCAGATATTGGATCGGCTATATGGATGGGCAGAATGCGCTGTATAAGAAATTGTGCGGAAGTGAAGAAGCTCTTAAAAATCAAATATTAAAAAAGCCGATAAGCGACGGGCGCTATTATTTATGCCCTTGCTGCCTAAGCGACTTGGGCACTTGGGATGATTTTTTTGACGATGATTTTCCGACGCCTAAATATTGCAGTAATTGCGGATGTGTGTTTGATTGGACGGAGGTAAAAAAATGAGCGATTATATTGACCGCGATGAATTGATAAAACACGTCAAAGATTTACCGACATGGTGGGAAGACGGCGGTGGCGTGTATGGACCGCCCATGAAATATCCAGAGGGTCTTTTCTATCCGGAAGATGTGATAGCGAGTATTGAGAACGCTCCTGCCGCAGATGTACAAGAGATTAAACACGGCGAATGGATTGAGAGTGGCTATTACGATATTCCTTGCGTATGTTCATGTTGCGGAGCGGAAGCGCAATATACAAGCACCTTTAAAGAAACATTTGACTATGACTGGGAAGAAAACTTATGCCCTACAGGGTACGAAGAAATAAGAGAATATATTAAAACACCGTTTTGCTCTAACTGCGGCGCAAAAATGGACGGAGGGAATTGAATGAAGATTGTAAATACGCATACTGGAAAAATTTATATTGATCCCGAACGCAAGTTGGAGTTCCTTACGGTCGGTGATTACGGAAAAGAGAACAACATTAAGGCTAATTTTTTGGGCTTATATAAAGAAATTAACGGCGTCGAAAACACCGAGGTTGATTTATCTAAAAAGTGGGTAGCTACTATCAGTACACAAAAAGGTTGTCCTATGAGATGCAAATTTTGCGATTGTCCGCAGTTTGGCTATCACGGGAACGCGACTATAGATGATTTAGTTTACGAAGTTCAGACAATTCTTCAGAACGAAGTCATAACTAAGACAGATAGATTTAATGTACATTTTGCAAGAATGGGCGAGCCAACATTTAATTTTGCTGTGCTTGATTTTGCAGATAATATCCTAAAGCCGCTCGTGGGGCAATATATTAACGCAAAAGCAATCCACCCAGTAGTCTCCTACTATGCTCCCAAAGTCTAATAAACGACTGGAAGAGTTTATTTTAAGATGGTGCGATATTAAAAATGAAAGATATAACGGAGAAGCGGGGCTTCAGTTTAGCATTAACAGCACTGACGACGAACAGAGGAATAATCAATTTAGCGGAATGAGTTTGAACCTTGATGAAATTTCTATGCTTGCAACGAAACTCCCTGTACCCAAGGGTAGAAAATATACATTAAATTTTGCCGTTACTGCTGATACAGTTCTTGACGCAAAACGACTTTCTATGCTATTCGACAAGAATAAGTTTATTGTTAAAATAACGCCCATTCATGAAACAAAATCTGCGATAACGAACGGTTTTGACGTTACGACTTCTTACACCGATTACGATGTATACAGGAAGTTTGAACAGCCGTTGGTTGCCGAGGGGTGGAAGGTTATTGTTTTTGTGCCGAGCAAAGAAGAGGATGGCGATAGAATCACTTGTGGAAACGCTTTGATTTCTGCGATGACCCAAAATCGATAAAAAGGGAGACTGGACTATGACAGACATTAATGTGGTAAAAGAAAGAGTGATTGAAGAATTAAAAAAGCAGGGCATAGATGTGTACTTCATCGACTTCTATGTTGACGACGGCGGCGAGCCGTATTTTGTTTACACCTTCGACGAGTTGATGATAGAAGAAGCGACTGAGTATTATAAAAACAATTGGATAATCGAAGGCGCGTTTGACGATTGGTCTTTTTGGTATGCAGATGAACCGGACGATTGGCTTGTCGCAGATATATGTGACACAATCAAACGCAGAATAGGAGGCGAAGAATAATGCGTGATATAAAATTTCGCGGCAAGCGAACAGATAACGGTGAATGGGTATATGGAAACCTTGTGAGGGGCTGCGACCAAAAATATGCATACATAGTTGAATTTGGGAACGAAGAATTGTGCAGAAATTATGTCGATGTACACCCTGAAACCGTAGGGCAGTACACAGGATTGAAAGACAAAAACGGCACGAAGATTTTTGAGGGCGATATAGTAAAGAGATTTTGGTTCGGCAAAATGTGCATTTATCAAATTGATTATGATAACGGTCTCGCAAGTTTTATCGGGCGAGCGGGCATGATATTTAAAGCATCATTTTACTATGATTCGGAAGAGTTTGAGGTTGTCGGCAATATCTACGATAATAAGTTGGAGGATTTTAACAATGTCCCTTGCTAAAAGGTGTGATAAATGCGGCAACATATATGTATTCCGTATACGCGATAAAACGACTATTTTAGACTGGGACGGTGAAACGGTGTTTGTGCGGGGCGAATTCAAAGATTTGTGCCCAATGTGCATGGAAAAGCTAATGAAATGGTTCGAAAGCGAGGATGATTAAATGGCTAATGCAGACAGATGTGTATGTTGCGGAGGAATAGTATCCGAAGGGCGGAGCGTAAAGTTTGAGAGGAGAGAAAAGAATGACTGACAGGGCGGTTTTGCTTTCGGTCAGACCGAAATGGTGTGAGCTTATAGCAAGAGGAAAGAAAACAGTAGAGGTCAGAAAGACAAGACCGAAGATTGAGACACCGTTTAAGTGCTACATTTATTGCACGAAGCCGAAAATGATAACCAAGTATGTTTTTAAACCAGAAGATTACCCCGAATACATGAGACCTGAAAAGCCCCTGTTTTGCAAAGTACCAGACGGAAGCTCGCCGTATTGCAGCGTAGTAAACGGCAACGGCAAAGTTATTGGCGAGTTTGTTTGCGAGGAGACGGAGTGTTTCACTACCGATTACCGCAGCAATGAAAAACAAACAACAAGAATAGCCAAACAAGCCTGTATCAGAATCGCAGAGCTGATTGATTATCAAGATGAATTGCCTTGTTTATATGGCTGGCACATATCAGACCTTGTGATTTATGACAAACCGAAAGAGTTAAGTGAATTTTATAACTATGACACCACTTACAATAATGCTTTTGGTTGGGCTTTTAGCGAGGAAGAAAAAAGAATATACCTTAAAAGACCGCCGCAAAGCTGGCGTTATGTGCAGGAGGTGAGCAACAATGCCTGATGCAGACAGATGCGTTTGCTGCGGTGCGATAGTCCCCGAAGGACGGCAGGTGTGCCCGTCGTGTACGGCAGCATACATAATGACGAGAGATATGGGTAACGGAAGGAATCCCGACAGAATAGACGGCTTTCTTGAAACGCTTGGTCGGGTGTGGAAGAGGGTTCCCGATTGGAGGTTCTTTCAGCTGATATGCAACATCCAAAGAGCAATGCACTCTGATGGATTTTATTTAGAGGACGGTGACTCCGAGCAGTTTATTAAGGAGATGTTTAAGTGAAAAAAGAGTTTAATGAGTGCGTCGGATGTCCGCCTGAACTTGGGTGTATCGGTGACTCGTGTCCACATAGGCGTGTTACTCGATACTTCTGCGACAAGTGCGGTGAAGAGGAGACACTTTATTATGTGGACGGCGACGAACTGTGTGCAGAGTGTGTGCTGGACGGGCTTGATATTGTCGAGGGTTCGGACGAATAGAGAGGAGAGGTTCAATGATAAAAATTGAAAATGTTGTAGCACCTTCTACTGAACAGTGGGAGGCGATTATTAGGGGCTGTCGAAATCCGATGAATAGCTGGAGTAAGAGTGACAGCTATTATCCCGAAGAGTATCGTTACGGCGATCTTCCCAGTGATGCTATTGATATCGGCGACAACGACCTTAATCTTATGAAGCGTCTTTGTGGCGCGGGTACAGACCATCGCAAGTTTATGAGAATGATTACGGTGTATGTGGATATAACTGCGCCAACCTTTTGGTGGGCTGAGTTTGATACTTACAAAATTGGTACGGTTCGGAATAGTTGTAGTTTTATGCATAAAGGCGTGAGTAGACCGTTTACTATTGATGATTTTAGTATTAAAAATAAACGAATTTATGACATTCTTAGACCCTTAGAGAAGAAAAAATATGAATTAACTTACCCCTACGAGACTGATGAATTTAAGCTTTTTACAGACGAAAACGGAAGGACTTATCGTGTTTACCGAAATGGTCGAGTAATTCAGGAGTCTTATAGCTACACAGATAACTATGGCTCTGGAAGAACTCGCATCATTCAAGAGCGACCAATTACAACATATCAAAATAGAGACGGATATTTTATCGTCAAGCTTGCTGGTAGAACGGGGAAGCATATCCCCCTTCATGTGTTAGTTGCTAAAATGTGGTGTCCGGGTGAAACCAAAGAGGCTTGGCAGGTTGACCATTTAAATACAGATAAGGGAGATAATTCCGCAGAAAATCTTGAATGGGTGACTCCTTCTGAAAATATGCAACGAGCCTTAAAGGCAGGGCTCTACGATAATCTTAAAAGTATTCACAGGTGGTATCTTATTTGGAAAAATCGCACTTGTACTCTCCCGACCGAAAAGCGAATGATGTTTAAAATTGACGCAGAAAAGGGCTTGACACATAAAGAATTAGGCGAAAAATATGGGATTACTCCTACTCAAGCAAACGGTATTCGGTGTGTTATGAAAAATTCTGATGTTGAAGATGACTTTCAAGAGGCACTTGTCTGGGATCGAGTTATTGAACAGCTAAATGAAATGAGAAATCTGTACTTGGAGACAAAGGACAACGCGGTTTTTCAGGGTATTCGTTGCTTGTTACCCTCTGGGTATATGCAGCGATCCACTGTAATGCTAAACTACGAAGTGCTCGCCAACATTTATAAGTCTCGAAACGGGCATCGTTTGGACGAATGGAAGACCATGCTCGATTGGATCGAAACCCTTCCATATTCAGAGTTGATAACAGGGGAGTCCAAAGATAAGAATGAAACCGAGGGCGAGGACGAGGAGGACTAATATGAACGCAGTAGATTACCTTAAAACAAAAGAGCGAATGTGCGGAAAGTCATCTGGTTGCTCCATGTGTCCACTCGCTATGGGCGAACCCTTTGGCTGTGAAACCGTTGAATCCCAGCATCCCGAAGAGGCTGTCGAGATAGTTGAAAAGTGGAGCGTAGAACACCCGGTAGAGACATACATGAGTGACTTCCTCAAGAAGTTCCCGAACGCGATATTTAACAATGATGGCTATCCCTCTGATTGCGTGAGATACCTTTACGGCAACGACCATACTCCACTCGGCGACCGTGGGTGCGTTGGTGTTTCTTGCTCAACTTGTTGGAATAGACCTATAAAGAAAGAGAAGTGTAGATATTATAAGGCTGAACACGGAGCAAAAGTGTGCATCGGTCAAAAGGGTGAGCCGTCGTGTAAGTGTGGCGGCGACGTGAATTGCTGTGAGAGAGACTAAAAGGAGAAGATAAATGGGTTATTACTTTAACAGAGAAGATATTTTAAATGGCGCAAAAGACTGCGTTTGCAGGAGCAGGGAGGCGGAATACAGCTCGCCTGAGAACAGCTTTACCGCGATAGCAAATTTGTGGACGAGCTATCTCGATGCGGCATTCCCGGACGAAAAGGTTTTGTTGACCTGTAAAGATGTCGCCGCTATGATGGTGCTTTTTAAAATGGCAAGGGTGGCGACCGGTAGGGGCAAGGCTGATAACTGGATAGACGCGGCGGGGTATGCGGCGTGTGGTGGTGAGACCGAGAAGATAATTCGACCCGACACAGAAGTCTCGAAGGACACTGACTGTGGGATGGTTGTATGAGAAAGAAAGAGCTAAAACGGGAGCTAAATTCTCTACGCACCGACCTCGAAGCCGCTAAGAGCAATGCTGATTTTTGGAAGGGATATACAAAATTCAATCAAGAAAAATTAGAAGATAACAAACAACTCCGTGAGGAGAACTTAAGACTAAACAAGCTGCTCGCAGAGGTGACAAGTGACCTTAACACACTTCGCCGAAGTAGTGGATTCGCTCATGCTTACTGCGCTTACGATGAGTGGTTAGACAAAGAATACTGTGACCGTTGCAGAGAGAACGGATATAACGATTGGAAATGGAGAGGAGTTTTAAAAAATGAAGAGAATCATTGGCGAGATATTTGACTGGATTACAGCGATAGATGAGGCGATAGAAATAACTGCCAAAAATGAGGCTCATAGCGACCACAAGGGTGACGAGCCACAGATACGTACGTGTCCCGCAGACTGTAAGGGAATGCCCAACGCCAACTGGCACTCAATAAAAAAAGTCAGCGACCTGCCCGAGTACAGTGGTAAATTTATCGTGACGATTGAGGAGCTTTTCTATTCAATCAATTGTATACACTCGGGACCCCGCAACGAGAGAGCGACCGTTACAGCGTGGTACGACGCCGACTCGATGACTTGGGAGATTGACGGCGTGGACGAACCTATAGACGCAGTTGAGGGTGGAAGTGTTGACGGTGTGCTCACCTTTGTGGTGGCATGGCAGATACTTCCTGAGCCTTACGAGGAGGACTGATAGGATGATTAATATTCTTAGAAATGGAGCAAGCAAAACACTTGAGTTTAAGTGTTCGACCTGCGGGTGTGTTTTCGAAGCAGACATAAATAGCTATGTTCTGACGGGAGAGGAGATTGTCCGTGAGTCATACGATGGGGCGCACAAAGTTGTTGTGTATGCACCTTATACAATGTCAAAATGCCCGTGCTGCGGACGAGTAGCATACGAGGCTTAACTTACATATACGGAGGTTTACAAAACATGAAAGTAATACTGTATACCACGCATTGCCCTAAATGCAATGTACTGACGACCAAACTGAAATCGAAGGGAGTGGACTACGAAGAAATTACCGATGTAGATGTTATGAAAGACAAGGGTTTTATGTCGGCTCCTATGCTTGAGGTTGACGGAAAGACAATGACTTTCGTCGAAGCAATTAAATGGGTTAACGAGGTGATGTGATATATGAAGTTCAATATAGATAGTCTCGATAGAAGTTTTGTAATTGAATATAATCGTCTGCAAAATGCTTACCCAGAGAGGCTGAGCGAGCTCAATGGGTTTGGAGATAAACAGCTCAACTATACCGATTTCATCGACAATTTTGTTGATAAGCAAACCATAGCAGACGCGAGTATAGATGGCAACGCGAATGTTGCACACAAGGATATTGTTTCGCTCATAAACGAAATGTCGAAGCCCCATTCAAAACTTCTGGCGTTCAACAAGATATTTCATGAGCTGACTAAGAAGTATGGACACGAGGATGCCACTGAGTGGCTGAAGGGCGAGTGGGACGGACACTTTTATCTGCACGACGCTCATAGCTCGTCTTGGGTTCCGTATTGCTTCGCTTATGATATAGACGAACTGGTGAAGCGCGGACTCTATTTCATAGATAACTTTAATGCGGCTCCGCCTCAGCACCTCAATACATATACTGATTTTGTCAGCGAATTTGTGTCGTGGACGTGCAATAGGTCTTCAGGTGCGGTTGGGCTTCCGAGTTTTCTCGTTTATTCGTATTACTTCTGGAAGAAAGATTGCGACGAGGGTTACTTTGTAAAGTCTCCTGAATATTACAGAGACCAGTCTTTTCAGGAGATAATATATCGACTTAATCAGCCTTATCTGAGGGGCGGAATCCAGTCGGCTTTTACCAACTTCTCAATATTTGATAAGCCATATCTTGAAGCGCTCTTCGGCGGTAAAGAGTTTCCCGACGGCACATTCATTATAGATTATATCGACGAGATTAAAGAATATCAGAAGGCATTTATGAAAGTGCTTTCAGATACAAGAAGAGAGAACCTTATGACGTTTCCGGTCGTTTCGTTTGCTCTTCTCAGACAGAACGGCAAGTTCGTAGATGAGGATTTTGCAAAGTGGTGTTGCTGTCATAACATGAAGTGGGCGGATAGTAACATTTTCGTATCAGAGGATGTTACAAGCTTGAGTAACTGCTGTTTTGCTGGGTCACAGAAAGTTCTTGCGAGATCAAGCACTGGAGGAGCAGCTCTTACCTCATTTAAAGAGCTCTGTGATGCCAGATATACTGACGCTCGCAGAAATTTAGTTATATTCCACAACGGTAATTGGCGTAAAGGCAAAGCAATTAAGCTTCCTGCAAGACCGCTTTATAAAGTCACAACAGTAAACAACAAAGAGTTAATTATCACTGATAATCATATAACGCCTACGCTCAGAGGTGATATTAAGACGACCGATCTCACCACTGATGATTATATACTGTTCAACACAAAAGCTCTTAACGCTCCGCATGAGACAGATAAGCACCTCACATACGAGCAGGGGTATATGATTGGTATGTATCTTGGCGATGGTAGTATGTCCGGCGAAGACGCTACAAATAAAAGCACGACAATCTGCCTGTCTCTAAATAAAGAGAAATACGAGTCATCAATAAAAGAACTCGATATAGCCGCGAAAGAAATCGGTGACGCTCAAGTTAGATTGGGCAAGATTTATAATAATGTTTACCCTATAACTATAATAAGTAACAAAGTGGCAGAATTTATAAGAGAGTATGTTGGAGGCAAATACTGTTACGAAAAAACTCTAAATATGAATGTTCTCTTGCAGTCAATAGAATTTAGAAGAGGTATTCTTGATGGCTACTATGTGACCGACGGTGGCAACAGCAATCGTATATACAGCACCTCAAAAGAGCTGATTGACAACATAGAAGCACTTTGCACTTCTCTTGGTTTTAACACTATTGTTAATGTGTCTGATAGAACAGGAGAGGGAGCTGTGGTTATTCGCGGTGAAGAGTTTAATCGTAATTATCCTCTGTATTGTATTCGTTGGTATGAGACTTATAAGAGGGCAAGTAAGGATATCTACAAATGGAATAACAACTCCGTTTATTTTAAGGTGAAGTCAATAGAGCCCATAAATACCGATGATGAGTTCTGCTACTGCTTTGAGATGAGTGACGAGGATGAGCCCTATTTCACCTTACCGAACGGTATAATCACACATAACTGCCGTCTTAAAAGCAACATAAAGGAGCTTGGCTACTTCAACAGCATCGGCGGGTCGGCGCTTGAGGTTGGATCTATTAAGGTAAATACAATAAACCTTGCCCGTCTTGCCTACGAGACAACCTCAGAGGAAGAGTATCTTGAAGCTCTTAAGGGTCGAGTAATTACCTGTGCAAAAACTCTTGATGTTATTAGAGATATTATGAAACGAAACACAGAAAAGGGGCTGCTTCCCAATTACGCGCTCGGTATTATCAACATGAAGTCGCAGTACAACACCGTCGGCATTATTGGTGTGTACGAAGCGTTGCAGAAGTTTGGCTACACTTACCACGACGAGTTCGGCAATACATATTATAAAGACGAGGGCGTAGAGTTCGCCAAGAAGATACTCGCGACAATCACCGAGATTAAAGACGAGTTCGTCAAGGACAAGGACTACATGATGAACATCGAACAGGTTCCCGGAGAGAGAGCTGCGGCTGTTCTTATGGAAAAAGACAAGCTGTTCTTTCCCGATGAGAAATACGACCTTCCTCTGTACGGCAACCAGTGGATCCCGCTCGGCATAAAGACAACCATAGCTGAAAAGGTTAGAGTGAGTGCTATTCTTGACAAGGCTTGCTCAGGCGGCAGTATAGTGCATATTAACATCAGTTCTCCATTCAACAGTTTCGATGAAGCTTGGTATATGATGAACTATGTGGCGGATGCGGGTGTTAATTACTTCGCCTTTAATCTTCGTATATCGGCTTGTGACAACAATCATGGATTCTTCGGAGATACTTGTCCCGAGTGTGGACATCCCGTTGAGACGACATATCAGCGTATAGTTGGCTTCCTTACGCCTACTAAGACCTATTCTGAGGCTCGTAAGAAAGAGTTCGCTATGCGCGACTGGTTCGACCTTAACAATATAGGAGAACTTTAATGCGAGTAAAAGCAATCGAAGTAGAGGCGTTTGGGGACTATAAATATCCTGCAATGCTTATAGGTGCTAACGGTTGCGACTGGAAATGCGAGAGAGATTGCGGGGAGAAGCTGTGTCAAAACTCTTCCCTCGCAACTTCTCCAACCATCGAGGTTGCGCCATATAGACTGTTTGAGCTTTATCAGTCGAGCACTGTGACGAGAGCAATTGTGCTTGGCGGGTTGGAACCCATGCTTCAAATAGAAGAGATTCTTGAAGTTATTGATTATTTTCGTCAGCGCACAGACGACCCTATCATAATTTACACGGGGTATACGTCCGATGAAATTGAACCTAAACTAAACGAGCTCAGACGATACAAAAACATTATCGTAAAGTTCGGGCGGTTTATCCCAAACCAAGAGCCCCACAGAGACGATGTTCTTGGGGTGATGTTGGCAAGCAACAACCAGTATGCAGAGAAGATAAGTTAAGGAGGTAATATGGAAGATAGACTTACAATTAAGTCTGAATTAAAGACCCAGAAAGGGTATCAACCTACAAAGTCTATATCTACTCAACCACCTAATAAAGGCTCAAATGTTCAGCCGGCAAAAAACGATGATACTTTCCTTGTGCAGTGTGGTTATCCGAGACGAGAGAATATTTTTATGGAGTCTCTTACAGACGACGAGCTTGAGGCGGTAGCTTGCTTTCTTGAGGATTATAGACTGGCTAAGAAGAATAAGGAGAAGAATAATGAAGAAGATTAAAATAAAGTATCATGACGCGAATATGGAGCGTCTTCAGAAAATATCACAGGGTGACTGGATAGATCTCAGAGCCGCCGAAACTGTAGAACTTAAGAGGGGAGAGTTTAAGATTATATCCCTCGGCGTATCTATGAAGCTTCCCGACGGTTACGAGGCTCATGTTGTACCGAGAAGCAGTACATACAAGAACTTCAAGGTCATACAGGCTAACAGCATGGGAATTATAGATAACAGCTACAGCGGTGACAACGATGTGTGGATGTTTCCTGCGATAGCTCTTGAAGATACAAAAATTGAAAAGGGTGACAGAATATGCCAGTTTCGCATAGTGAAGTCCATGCCTAAAGTGCGTCTCGACGAAGTAGACCATCTCGACGACCAGTCCAGAGGCGGGTTCGGCTCTACGGGAGTGAAGTAATGAAGAATAACAAGCTTTTGTTTTATGTCTTGTCGTTCACTTGGGGCTTGCCTATGACGCTTGTCGGCGTGGTTGCCGCCGCAGTTATGCTGTTGCTCTTCAGGAAGCCGGAGCTGTGTGGCTATTGTATAAGGTTTAGGATTGGCAACGGCTGGGGTGGTGTGTCGCTTGGACTAACGATAATTACAGACAACCAGTCAGAGAGCGAGATTACATACCACGAGCACGGTCATGCGATTCAGAACACGCTCTACGGTTTCTTTATGCCGATTCTCGTATGTATTCCCTCGATGATACGATATTGGCATAGAGAATACCTTGTGCGGATAAAAGGGTATAGATATAGCTCTTTACCCGCTTACGACGACGCATGGTATGAGGGACAGGCGACCAGATGGGGCACAGAATTTATGGCAAATCTCGGACGGTAATTTTAACCTACAAGTTAACTCGTGAGATATTTAAACTTCAAGTTTATAATCTAAAAACAGTAAAAAGTGGGCTAAAATAAAGAATAACGGTTGACTTCCTTTATTAATGTGGTATAATTCCAGTAGAGAACCTCTCGGTTCCTATACACCTATTTAAGAGCGGTTTTGCTTAAGCAAAACCGCTCTTGTCCTATAAAAGGTATTGACAATATAACCCCTCAAAAGTTAGACGAAGAACTAAAGCCTTATTTTATGAGATAATTTAGGTAAAAAACGCGGGTAGGGATTTCTCCCTACCCGCGTTTTTTTTACTTAGCCTTCTTCGTTCTCGTTTGCGTCTTCGTCGGGCTTTACTTCACTCTGTTCTTTAGCATTGCCCTGAGCATGAAGGAACTCGTCCGCCGCCTGAGCCGCAGCAGTGAAGCTGTTATTCTTCCAGTAGCTGACGACGCCAGTTACGATGGCGAGCACAACACTGACTATTGCGTACAGCTGATTCTCATCAAAACTGATGCCCGCAACGCCAAATGCGCCGAGTGTGAGGTTGACAAGAGAGCCTACCATAAGAATAAGGCGAACCCAAGTACCAACCGATACATTACTAAGATTCTCAATAATGTCTTTGAATTTTTGCATAATCTTACCTCCCGAATATAAATGCGATAAAGGCTGTCATAGCAGCACCGATAAGAGCAGACACAATGGTCTCCCAACGCTTGCTGGGGCGGTCTTTTAAATCGTCTATTGCTTGCTGAAGTTTTCCGAGGGTTTCAATAACCGTGTTAAGCTTAGAAGTAACAACGCTCTGAGTTTTATCTATATCGTCAACCTCTTTATCAAGAGTGGTGTACTCTTTTTCAAGCACCTCGACGCGCCTTTTGAGGTTCTTTATCTCTGTCTCTAAGGCGTCCATACTGATTGCCATTACGATACCTCCTTAAGATATTTAACGGCAACCCATGACATGATATCCGAAAGCAGAGCCTCCTTCACGCCACTGTTTGTTTGAATTTTTGAGACCTTGTGTTTTGTGGGCGCGAGCTGAGCTTTAGGCACAGCCTTACCTCTCGTATTAGAGAGTCCGCCGTAAACTGCCCCAGCCTTAATTGTTACTGTGGAGCCTACACCTATTTTTTTTGACGCACTCTTAACCAACGAAAGGTCTACCGCGTACACCCATGAGTTAATCTCCTTAAGCAAAACTTTGTTTCCACTCACAGACTTAACTGTGTGTTTACGGAGCTTAACCCATACAGGAATACTCTGTCCTGTGGCATACTTCTTGCCCGTAATCTTAACGATATCTCCCGCCTTTATGGCAGAAGCGGGCTGGGTAGGGGTGGGTGGCGTTGTCGGCGTAACAGCTGGCGCACTCGCTGTTCTCTTCTTAAGTTTATATACAGAGGCAACCGCGTCGGCTATTGCAATACCGCACTGTTTCTGCCCAGATGCGTTCTCAACGTGTTTACGATCAGAGGTTGTATCAATAAAAACGGTCTCGACGAGGAGACTCTGACATTTGACCTCTCTAACGAAACCAAAGTAGTTTGTATTATTTTGTACTTTAACTTTTGCGCCACGATTCGGGATGCCGAACTTTGTAGCAATACTCTTACTAATCGCACCGGCTATTGTCTTACCAGCGTTGTTGCCTACTTTATAGTAAACCTCAGAGCCCGTGCCGTGTGCGGCGTTGAGGTGGATTTCCATTGCTAGGTCATACTTGCCAGCATTTATAGTCTTGATGCGACTATAAAGACTCTTGTCTGCATCGTAATTTATCAGCGTTACATTACAGCCGTACTCACGAAGAGCTGCCGCAGCGTACTTACCGATTTCTCGACCTATCTTGAATTCTTGAAAACCGCCACCACACGCTCCGCTGTCGTAGCCGCCCCTTTCATTTTTACCGTGTCCGATAGACATAGCTATGTTCATGTTTAATCCTCTCTTTCTATGCCATCTCAAAATTATTTATCTTTAGGCGCGAATATCTTCCCGTAGACAATAGGTGATTTAGCAATAAATTTATCGTTCCCCGCTAAAACCTGTATGGCTATCTCGCCGTCTTTCTTTGTTAAAATAGAAGGAACAATATATGATAAAAACTCGTCGTCTACTTTAATATCGCTAACACTTTTTAGAGTGTCGCCCACAAGAAAATCTATAGAATAAAAGTCCGCGCCTTGTAAATCTGGTGTGAGTTGAAAAATAAGCTTAGTCGCCTCATTTTCTCCGACATAACCCATATTAAAGCGAGAGCTTCTCCATAAATCAATTATTACTTCTCGCATTAGCTCAATTCCTCAAAATATATTCCGACAAGTTGCGACGGCAAATAGTGCAGTATAGTACCTTGACCGTTGCTGTCGTCTCTTGTGCATCTGTAAATTTTGCCGCCGTCGGCATAATATAGGTCTTTATAGTACCTCATGCCAGCCGCCGCTGTAATAGGATTGTCAATCGTGCCGTCTTCGCCGACAGTCACTCGCTCCCAGTGCGCGGGAGTCACGCTCGGTCGCCATGTGGGATTGGCAGAGATCGCGTTGTAACAGCGATATAGGTTCTCGCCATCACGCACTCTATCACCAACCACATAATTTCTGTAACCACTCCACGGTTCAAACAGCTCAATACTGTCGAGTGCTTCTTTGTCTGTCAGTTTTGCAACAGCTCCAGTTATCTTGGCACGAAAAGACTGTGCTTGAGCTCTTGTCATTCCTCATCACCTCCAGTGCCAGTGATTATCTTTAATGCTTCTGCGTCCGTGATTTCATCTGGCTCATCAACTTCTGACCAATTATCAACCTTGTCGTTTACACCAAGGTAGATGACCGTTGCATAATTATCTTCATTTTTCAGAACTTTACCGCTATCTGCCGTGAGTATGTTGCCGTTTATTGTCATGCCGTCACCACCGTCCATCCTTTATTTGTCGCCACTGCAATAATATCGTCAGGTATGCCGACCGCCGTCGCAGGCGTTATCGCGAGTTTTATAGTTCTCGCAGTGCCTCCCGAAATATCAGGCAGAGAATTAAACATTTCTGTAACCGCCGCAACGGAAAGATTTGTTTTGCTAAAGTTGATATTACCGGGAAACGCGGTCATATTTTCCGTTCCGCTAAAAACAACTTTGCGAAGCGACTTCAAGCTGACGTTAATTCCGCTGGCTGTGAACTTCGATATATCAACAACTAACTCTTCAAGCAAATCAGACGCGACTATCTTTTTAACCTTTGGACAGCCCGTTAAACGCCTAAGCTCCGGAGCAATGTCAAGCCCGCCATACCCTGTTCCCGCGTTGCTGTTGGTAGGCGACACGCCCAACCCCTCGAGACCATATGCTCTGTTGAGAGCAGGAAAGCCTTCCATCAAATAGATGTATTTAATGCCGTAAAAATATGAGTCAGCGGTGAAAAAGTCGCTGGCGCTCACATTATATATCACATCTCGGATTATCGTCGGGCAATAATAGCTGTAGGTGTTGTTAAATTGGACGTTGCGGTAAGGCGTTGTAAGAGTGATTCTGACGACTATTTGTTTTTTTTCGTTCGGCAGCGACTTCGCCCAATCAAACCCATTAAAATCGTAGTCAAGCGTAATGGTTGCGTTATTATTAATACCATTCCCCGCGATTGTCCTGCTTGCCTTTGAAACAAAAGCACCATTAACCATGATTCCCTCATCCACGGTTGCAGAGGTAGCGCGAAACGTGAAATTTCCCTTGTTAGGATAATTTTTTTTTAGCTCGACGAGCAAATACATAGTATTCTGCTCGACCTTGTCATAATCGGGCAACCTTAGCCACTCGGCGGGGCGTGTGCCGCCATAAACTTCGCGTGGGTCAGACTCCGGCGCAGAAGAACCACCTGTTATAGCGTCAACCGCATCACCAAAGCCTTTGGCTGAATTCCACGCTATTTGGTCTGCGCTACCTGTCTTGGCACGAATGCGACCGGCTGTGTAAGTCATTGCGGTGTCAAGTTGGGTGGAGTCAATTACTTTGTCAAACGCCATTAGTAACTACCTCCTGTCCATGTCGGCAGAGCGGCGAGCGTGTCCGCTACTATTTCCTCTTTGTCTGCCGTCGTCCAGTAGTCTGTACCTTTGACAGGCGTTTTGCCGTCTTTGCCGTCCGCACCTTTATCACCTTTGAGTCCGACATCGGAGCCGTTGTATTGGAGTTTGCCGTTCGAGACAGAGATCTCGTCGAGTGTATCTTTGTTATCGTGGCTGTGAGATTTGGGAACAAGCTCGTCGAGTGCCGTCTTAACATTTTCGGCATTCGGTAACTGTGTGTTGGTATAACTAACACCTTCGGCGGTTGACGCGCCACCACCGCCTAAAGCCTGACCGCCATAGGTCGGCTTGCCGTCTTTTGTCTCAGCAAACTTATCCAAGACAGCCTTATTGCTGTGGCTGTGTTTAGCCGCCATCAGTTGCTCAACTTTTGTCGAGATATCTGTGGGGGTATTAGAAGCTACTTCAGTCGAGTCCAGCAAGCTACTTCCAATATAAGCCTCTACTATCGGGGATTTAATAATGTTCTCTCCGTTGTTTCCTATAACCTGAATACCCATAACGGACTCTATTATAGGCATTAATGTGATGTCCTGCGGAATGGCATAGTTAATTACGCCGTTACTTGCAGTTACTGTGTTCGACGCGATTACCTTTCCGCAGGTGCTAAACTCTATCTTGTAAGAGGTTGCGTCTTTGAGGTCGGGCGATAAAGCGATTAGAAGCTTGGTGGCTTTATGCTCGCCAATATATCCTATGTTTACTTTAACAGGACGCTGTAAATCTATATATACTTCTCTCAGATTAAGTCACCATCCTTACTTTTAATTATTAAAATCAAGACGGGCGTCTTGACTACTTGTTCATTTGCAACGAGTAGAACGCTATCAGTTGCAACCCACTCCACCCCGTACTTAGCTTCTACGACATATGCTCCGTCATTAATCTTAAATTTGAGCGTCCATATATCATAATTTTCAAACTCATCAACAGATAGAACCCTTGAATCATTTTTCGGCAAAGTGATAGTTTGCGAGCTTATTACAAGTCTGATTTTCTCTGCTGACTTAGGGGCTTTTACTTTATACACACCCGTCGTCGCCGTCTTAGGGCTAACTCCGACGACCTGTACTTTCAGTCGTCCGCCAACAGCTAAACTTTTTGTAAGCAACACAGAACACACACCGTCGGTTGCCGTCGCACCAACAGATGACTCTTTGTTGAAGGCGTCTTTAAAATGAACCGTGTAATTGAACTTCTCCCCGACCATAAAATCGGGGAGTTTTATTTTTAGGTCTGCACTATTGTTTTCGCCATCGTACCCCCACACCACTTCTTGCGTGTTGGGATATTCGGCGTTTATGTAGATTTCACGCAAATAGCATCAATCCTCTTCAATAAAGTCATAGATCGCGGCTATGTCGTCGGGGGAGAGTTCGACTCCATCAAGCTCCGACAAATAAATCTTTGCGTCAGGTATAGCAGCCTCTATCTCGCTAAGCTCTTTAATGGCGGCGGTACACTCGTCCGTCTTGTCCTTTTGGATTTTGTAGCCGTTACCACTTATGACGGGTTCGTCATTTTCGTCTTTTTCTCCGTACTGTTCAATTATCTGAGAGAGACGCTCTGTGTAAAAATTCGCGTCGTCCTTCAGGAAGTTAGACAGCTTTGAGATTTTGTATGCCGTTTTGGCGGGCATAGCACTATGACTTATTTTATTAAGAGCCGTACGGGCTCTGTAAGCATTTTCTATTGTCATTTATATAAGCTCCTTTTATTCATGTTGGGTTATACACCTATAATCTTGCGCAGAACAAACTTTTGGGGTGTAGACTGTATGCCGCCAATAGTGGCGTCGGCAGTATTTAGCGAGATTCCCAAAACCTCGTTATCCCAAACATATATATATTTAAGTGCTACATATTTAAAGCTTGCACTTCCAGCAAGAAATACCGACACGCCATCTCCATTTCGATTTTTAACGTGTTCTTTAGGAATGAAAGTGTAATTCCAGCAATAATCTTCTGCTTTGTCTGTATACGCACTCCACACAAGAACAATCCCGTTAGGCATAGCTGAAACATTTTGGGCTAAGGAAGCTCTTTGGTCTCCGCCCATAAATGATCCAGAACTCGTCCAAAGCTCAGGGTACGAACCTATTTCTACCCCCTTAACATAAACACCCGATGTCGCTTTCAGAACCCCCGTTTTGATAGCGGGGTTAATCTCCCACAAGGCATTAATTTTATTATAATTAATTTTTCCTGTATTAGCTGTGGTTTCGCCTTCGCAAGTTACATTAAAACCGTTAGGGCAAGAAATTGTTACCCTTCCACCCTTTGCGGTTTTATTACTCGTAAATCCGAGAGATTGAATTACTATATTATTTGTCGCCTGTATACTTAAATAACCTGTACTCTGTAATAATAGATTATTCGCATAATTGCTATCGCTGCTTGTTGCGCCGATTACTATTGTTTCCCCGGCTATAGCTACGCAAGTATCTCCGGAAGTATCTTCATAAAGGACAACTCTGCCATTAGTATCTGAACCATCTGTCTTGGTTAAATAAAGACCAACCTCTGTTTCTCCATCTACCGTTTCACTCTTCAGCCACACGTCGTAGTTAGCGCCCTTAACTCTAACCGTACCCGTGAGCTGCGCGTCACCGGTATCAAGGTTAATATAAGTCTCGCCGTCTTTTGATTTAAGCAGACCCGCAGTTATTTCACCCGCAGAAGCTCTACGAACCTCAAGGTTGTTAACTGCGTACCAACCCGCAGTAACATTAGTCTTAGTAGAAGTGTCTTTGACAAATGTAGCTATGGCAATAGAGAAATTGACCGGAGTAAGCGAAGTGCTCCCGAGACTTTTAGTGTCGATAGTGACGGTGCTGTTGAGCGTCGTATAGCCACCGTTTGAAAGTGGTACTTTATCGGAATATATATTTTTCTTGCTCTCTACGCCTTGAGCATTACGCACAGTAACAACAAGAGCTATCTTAACATCCAACGAATTGCTGTTATATGCTCGACTATACACATTGCCTGTAATCCTGAACGAGTCGCCAATCTTACACGGATATGATTTACTGATATAAATGAAGTACGGCGAAGCGGTAGGGTAGGAGATAGGGGTAAGCCAACGCTCATTTATATACGGCTTGTGAGCTGCTTCAGCGGCATACTCAGCGGCTGACTTGAATCCGTACACATCAGCAGTTTCTTCGCTTAGGTTAATATAGTTTGTGTAGTCACCGACTGCAATGGAGTCTATGGACAAACTACCCGTAGCCACAATACTACCGTCCAAATACATCTGTCCGTCTTCCACGCCGAATACTTTCTTGCCGTTCGGGTCTTTAATAAGAATATCACCGTTGTTAATCGCAAGTCCTTTATCATCTATAGTTACACTGTAGTCTCCGTTTTCTTCAGAACCACCAGCTATAATAAGATTGTTACCGGCTATAATCTTACCTATAATGACATCTCCGGCTACGCCGTACTTGTAAACATCATTGCCGCTGTCATCTTTGCCGAGATACAGTTTGCCAACAGCTGTTTTAGCCGTCTCCCACCCATCGTCAGTAAAGACTATGCAATTGTTAACAATGCGGAGCTGTTCGCCGTCGTATATAGGATTACCCTGTGAATCCGTAAGAAAGATAGGGTTGCCGTCGGCGTCGAGAGCATCCATACCCTGCGCGTCCTTTTGTGTTTTACGCAAGCGACCGAGATAGCCGCCGTCGTCTATGATAACTTCTTGATTTTTAGCCGAGAGAGCTTTGTCTTTTGTAAGTATCAGAGCCTCGTCGATCCACTTGGAAGCATCGCTGACCTGCTTAGACATATCTTCGACTATGCCTGTGACGTACTGCAAGGTAGCCTTTGACTTTGATACATCGCCGAACACATCATCAAACAACGACCTCGGGTCATACTGATTGTATTTGTTACCAAAGGTTAGAGATATGGTTTTGGACTCAAAATCTATGTCTATAGTGAGCAAGTGCAGTTGCTCAAATTGGTCGTCGTCTACTTCTGCGGTCACTATACAGCCGCTCTCAAGTTGCGAAGTAAATGAGGCAAATTGCTGTGAAAAAATAAACGAACGAGTTGTGACTTCAAACTTTCTGTTGGGTGTTGAAATTTTAGAAAGCTGAGTTTTGGCTCGTTTCATAAGCTCAACACACCAGTCAAATATTTCATCCTGAGACATAATATCCGTCTTAGTGATATTGTCGTCGGTGTAGTCGGCTTGCTTTATATAGGCAGACAACTCACGAAGAAGCTCGTCCGTAAATATGACTTTGCCGTTGACGTCTCTTGCGGTCGTAGACAAGCTACACGCCGCCTGAATGGCATCTATCTGAGCTTTAGTTGCGTCTGCTTGTGATTTTTGAGAATTATATAGCGTCTGCTTCTGCGCCTTAGCTATAGATAATTCTGCGATTTTGGCATTAACAGTTGCAAGAGCGACGGGCACAGCATCCGTAGTCGCGTCGTCACCAACCGCGCCACTCTTTTTGAGCTGGCTAAGCAGCGATGTCTTCTTTGAACTTATCGTGCCGGAAAGAATACAATCACGACAGGTGTAATAGATATCAATCTGAGTATTCAGCTTGTCTATATCCATCTGCGTTTCGCTCATAGCGAGATACTGGTTATAATACTCTCTGTTGAGGGCTACATAACTTTCTTCCACAGAGGCAATTTTTGCTTCCCAGCGCGTAACTGCGTCCTGTAACTCAGGAGACATCCAATGTTTATGGTATGTGAAGTCGTAAATAACGGTTGTACCGATAGGGTTAACTCGGCGAATACTCATATTCTCGTCGCCGGTAACACTTAACGCCGTGTAGAGGTCGTCGTAGTCCTGCGAAATATCAAGCCCCTCAATAATATTGTTCCTTGCAAGATGAATACTTGTAAGGTGTTGGTCGGCGTAGGCAGCTCTATCATATACAGATATCTTGCGGTTAATTATGTCGTAGCAGAACACACAATCGAACTTCTCCTGCAAATCGTTCATAAAGAACTCGTATATGCTCGTAGACTCTGCAATCTCAAAATATCTACTGCGAGCCTTAACCTTGTCGTCTATATGGTCAAGAGACCACGACGGGCATTTAGCCATAGCAAGGGTCAACACGCCGTCTTTGGTATCATTAGATATCAGCGGATAAACACCCGCCTTATAGAACGGCGCTTCAAGCTCCTCAAGCTCACGCTCAACGGACACACAGGATATCTCTTTTACTCGCCCCTCTTGGGAGAACGAGTCTTCAACACTGTCTATTATGAAATATCCAATATCCGAGGCGTATATATATCTTCCAGTTTCGAGGTCACTATAGGTATTACGCACCTTTTCGTCGATAAGCGGAAGAGTAAAGGCTAACTCAGAGAGAGAGCCAAAATTGAGGGTAGCATCTATATCTTTGGCATACGGCAACGCGCACACCGAATTGGTGAGTAAATTATCTGAAGTCACATAACTGCCGGGGTTGCACACCGTGAGTAGGGGAGTCTCGAAGCGTTTGAATTTGTCAAACCTTGCTATCACGTCATCCACCTCGCATTATTCCAAGTAAACTTTACCGACGACACACCACCGGTAACAGAGATGATATTCTCGCCCGGAACAAGCCTCAAGAAATGCTGATTGACAAGCTTGTTGTAATACTCGGCATCGGCGTCGTTCACAATCGTTCCTATAGCACAATCGGCGTACAACACAGCCTTTGCCGTCGCATCTTTAATCTGCATAGCACGGTTGTTATCGCTTTTGTTTGTTATAGTCACATCCGCTTTTGTGTTGCCGCAGGTGATAACAAGATACGGATAGACGTAATCCTGTATGTCCGTATCAACATTAAGCGTTATATCCGAGCTGAAAGAGGTGGCTGTGACCTCCACTTTTTCCTGTATAGCCATTGTGGATGAGCACATACAAGTACAACGCCAGCCGACAGTACCCTCAGCGTATTCAATTTTCTCAGGGTTACAGAATACACACTCAAGATATTGTCTTTTTATTGTACCGCTCACATACTCGGCTTCTTTGTCGTCCTCGGGGTCTATATAGAGCTCTTTGAAGGTAGGGGAGTTGAAGAGCCAATTCTTTATAGCTCGCTCATGTACAGAGCAATACCCCTCTTCGCCGATTATCTCGACCTCGAACTCAAGCGGAGCGCTCTCGCGGGAGACTCCTGTAATATATCTTTTATTCTGCGCAGGAAAGAACGACGACGAGTATTCCACAGAACCCTCCGCCGAAGTAAGCCCGTCTGTATCAATTCGCAGAATTGAAAGATTATAACGCGACGAGTTAACTCCGTCATAAATGAACCTATTTCCTAACAGATAAATATTGACTCGCCCCTTTCTAAAATAATAAAATCCGCGTACAGTTTTGATTATTTGTACGCAGATTTTTGTATTGAAAAATATATTTGTTGTGGTATAATTGTTTATGAAAAATAAAGTTGGAGGAATAGTTGTGGCTAAAATATGCGGAGAGCACACTTGTTCTCAATGTGGAACTGTGATTGCTTGGGAGTATCATATTCCTAATAAATTATCAAGCGGTCAGTGTGAGATAGAAGATATTATTTTTTCTAAATACCACCCATTTAGAATTAACAGTATCTCGTCAAGCACAATCGCCCTACGAGTTACCTGCTCAAATTGCGGTCAGTCCGACGAATTTATTTGCAACTCTTACAATTCTCGCAACGCGAAATAAGTGATTTTAAGCATATCCAATCAAGCTTCTTAAGATGCTTACAGTAAAGATCGCCTGCGTATATTTTTATTGACAACATACGGTAAGGACAGATATATAAGAAGCAATCCTCCTCCGTAATATATTTTCTATTGCATAAAAACTCTTTCTGACATTTAGTCAGCTTTTGCCTACGTTTGTTCATTCCTTTTGTTCCTTTCGTTTTCAATCGGCGTCCTCAAATTCATCATAGTACATATCCCACACATAATCGTATGGGCGAACCTTTTTCGCATCAGCTCGTATGTCGTCGAGTGATAATGGAACACCGTCGCCTTTATCGCCATCCAATCTTTTATGGGCATTTTGCCAAGACGTTTCACGATAAAGCATTTCACTTAGCTTCCATGACTCCAAAGAGCCATATTCCTGAATAACATTATTGACTACATACTTAGCTGTATCTGAAATACGGGCATTGCCGTCGGTCAACCCGCAGTTAGACAAAAAGCCTTGAATCTCGCAACGCGCAGCTTCGCACCAAAGATTTTCGCCGAACAGGGGGAGACCGGTAATAGCAATGGATTCTCTTTGCACAAAATATAAGAGCTTTTGAAGTTTTTCGTCTTCTATGTTGTTGTGCGAAACTCTTTTGTACTCTTTATGAATATACCGAGCTATATCAACAACCTTCTCCATTCTATCCGTCCTTTCATCGTCTTTCGACGGCAAAAAATATTTATAAAATATCTACTTGACATTATTTTCGAGCGTGATATAATCACCATATAGAAGATTATTTTGCTTTATACAAAACATTATACTGCTTAGGAGGAGAATTAATGAAAAGATGTTTATCTGTAATTTTAACTATCGCACTAATATTCATGTTCGCAGCTTGCACTAACCATAAAAATCAGCAAGAGGGAACAACGACTTTAAGTGACGTTTCTGAAGCTGGCTCACACGAGCAAGTAGGCAGATCAGCAGCCAATAAAAACAAAAACGACCAAAAGCCTAATGCTAACAACAACAATAATAACAGTGTTAATGCTAACAACAATAACGCCAACAATGTTAATGCTAATAATACCGCAGGGCAAAATCCGCCCGCGCAAGGCAAGCCGTCGTCTTCTGGACAGCAGTCAAACTCTTCTAACAGCAAAGAAAAAGATAAGCAATTTAGCGCCGGAAATAGCGCTTTTATCGACATAAACCAAGCTTCACAAGCCACAAGCCAGATAGCAAAAGCAATATATCAGGCTTGGTATTTTGCAATATACGAAGCAAAGGATTATGGCGATTATTATGAAACTCTTACCCATTATTGCAGAAGAACGGGCTTAGATTCGGTTGAAGTTACAGATGCAGTTGACACCATACTTTCAGACTTGGGTTATGAACCCGGTAACAACGACGACAGGTATATGATTCTTCAAATAAAAAGCGGAGCAGTCGATGTTGTTATAGGTGTCTATACAGCGAACGGGCGGCTTGATGAGATAGGCGACCTTTTGGAGTCTGCGCAGAAGAATATCTCAACACTCTCAAAAGAATATGCCGAGTACACCGATAGGGAGACTCTACGCTTGTACTACTCCGAAGCTTGGGCGTACTACAATTTCGTTTTGTCTCCCACCGGGTCTTTTTCCACTCTGGAAAATACTATAAACACATACGAAAATAATCTTCGTAAATACAACAATCAGCTTGCATTTACATATCTTTTCTAAAATTATTTTTTCATTTTCTTAAACTCATTAAGAATATCTGTAACGATTTGCTTGTGAGCTCTACGCAGCTCGCCAACCGTCTTCTCGTCAGCCGATCCATTAATAACAACGTCGCCGACTGTAATATTACACGGAGACGCTATAGACACGGATGACGCAGCAGACAGAGACTTAATCATTGAGCCGAGCACCTCACCGGGCTGATTAGCCCACTTGTAAAGAAACTCACTTGCCTTGGCGTTGAACACCTTGTCGCCGTCATTGAGGAACTTGTAGCGTCCCTTGTCGGGGGAGCCGAGTATAAGCTCAAGACCCTTTTCGTCAATGTTGGCTATACCGCCTTTGGCATAGGGAGTACCCGTGGCATAACCCTGAATATCAGACTTCCACACCCAACCGGTATACGCGCCGTTAACGCCTATGAGGACTTGGTTGCCCTTAACCTGATAAACGGTATACTTGCCTCCGGGGACATGAGATGCCATTTTTGCGTTTCCGCTTTGAGAAGAGAAGTGCGTTGCCGACTTCTTGATAGTCACCTTATCGCCACGGTTGGGTCCAGACTTCCGACTTGTATTAGAAGAACCGCTGGACTTGCCCGCATTTTTAGCGATGGTTTGCGCCGCATCTTTTGCACTCGTTCTCTGGGTTGCCCTCTCGCGAGCTTCACGCTCGGCGGCGGTCTCATACTTACCCTTGTTGTAGCCCGTCATATTGTCGAGTTTCATGCCGTAGTCGTCGTCAAGTAGACTATTGTAACGGTTAAGAGCCTCGTATGCGGCTTCCCACTTGGCAGTGACATCCGCATCGATGGTCGATCCGTAAGACCGGTTGTACTCAATCATCTCCTGATACAGTTGAGCATTACCGTTCTGCAAGTCTTTGATGGCTTGCTGACGAAGCTCATAGGCGTTGTCAAGGTAATCCTCAATAGCTTCTATTTGCTTCTCGTAATACTGCGTCTGCATCTCTTCGAGGTCATCGTACATCTTCTCAGCCTTGTCGAGTTCCTCATCGCGCTCAAAGTCGTTTAAGTCTTTCTTAGCGCCGGAGAGACTCTCTTCAAGTTCGAGACGGCGCTTCTGCGCTTCAACGGAGTCGTCTGCTTCGAGTTCAAGCAGTTCCGCCTGTATATCTGTAACCTTCTTACGCTTCTCGCGGCGCTCTTCCTCTTTGTCTATCTGGTCGTAGTGTTCCTTGAGGAGGTCGCGCTGTTTGTCGTAGAAATCTTTTACATTATCTTGACGCTCTTTGAGAACATCTTTCTCGTTGTTCTTCTCCTGCTTGAGCATATCAACGCGAAGGTCGATAAGGTCTTCAAGGGCGTCCTGTGAGTCCTTAGCCTGTTGTTCCTCGAACTTGTGGATAGCCTCTTCATTTTTACGCCACTCTTCGGCGTATTTGGTCTTGTCGTTGAGGTATTTCTTGTAGTTCGCCGCGAGCCATGTGTAATACTCACCCTCATCGATTTTACCCATTTCAAGCTCATGCTTCTTGAGGTCAACAGCTTCATTCCAGTCGTCGAGGCGTTTCTGCTTCTTCCACTTGTAGATTTCCTCTTCGTACTTGCGCCACTCTTCAGCATACTTCTTTTGGTTGTTGAGTTGCTTTTTGTAGTTAGCCTCAAGCCAAGCGTAGTATTGCTCTTCGGTAATCTGATCCATTTCGAGCTGGTGCTTCTTAACAGCCAACATCTCGTTCCACGCTTTAAGGCGTGGGTCGCTGGAAGATGAAGAGGAAGAAGATGAGGAAGACGAGGACTTAGATTTAGAAGACCCACCGCTGTAGTAGGTGTTAAAGTCGCCGACGTTTTGAATACGTCCGACATTTGCCTTGTATTTTTCGAGCTGACTTATCTCCGACTGAAGATTCTTTACGTTATCAGCGTATTTGTTATTATAATCGGAAGAGCTCTTGCCAGCCTGTGCCAACATTTTGTTGACCTCTGACTCAAACATATTAGAGAAGTTCATAGTAGTGAACTTACCGGCTTTTATTTGAGCGAGAGCTTGCTTAAGGACATCAAGTACGGCGGCAAATTTAATGCTTGGTTTTATCGCGTCATCGAATATAGCCTGAGACAAAACCGCTAATGTGCCTCTGAATTTGTACATCGCTAACTGGCTTTGCTTTAAATTTATCTCTTCTTGAATACTCGTTTGAATGGCTTGGATTTGTGTCATAACCATTTTTTTGCGAGCATCAGTAGCTAAGTGTATCGCGCCAGTCTCATCAATTTCCAAAACTTCTGCATATTTAGAGTTCTTTTCAATAAGAGACAGATATGTTTGTAGCGATATTTCGCCCGTATTGTTTTGCTCTTCCATAGCCGCAGTTAGATCATCGTAAGTGGCTTTAACCGCAGTCATGGCGGTAGACAACTCTTTAGCTGAGTCTATGTTGCCCGACACGCCGTCCAAACTTTTACCAAAAGCGGTTGACAAGTTATCGGCTGCTTCTGAGTAGCTTTCCGAAACTCTCTCGCTTTCATTAACGAACTCTTGGGCTATCTCACCAATTGAACCAAAGAACTCAAAAATTTGAGAAGAGTCTATACCGTCAATCTGGAAAACCGAAGACAGGAAGTCCTGTACTTCATCTGAAAGACCACCAAATTTATCTTCAAACTGAGAGCGGAACTCATCGCCCGTGAGAGATAAGAACTTATTTATAGACTCTTTTGCTTCATCGGAGGCGTCCTCCCAGTTGCCAAAAATTTTGCTGAGGTCTGCAAGGTCTTGCATCTCACTAACGGTTTGAGCGTATTCATCAGTAGCCGCCGTGGAGTTGCCAAAGCTTGCGGCAAGGGTGTCTATACTCCCCGCAAATTCAACAAAAGCATCGTACTCTTCTTCATCCGGGATAGCTTTATGCAAAGCTTTTTTAAAGTCTTCCATGCTCTTTGAGCTCTTGTCGTCACCCACATAGCGAGCGACTCGCTCAAGTTCAGATACTGCACTGTCGTTAACGGAAATACTTGAGAGCTTTGTATGAAGAGCCTCAGCCTTTTGGTCTGCATCGAGAAGCGCAAACTTCATTTTTTCAGCAAACTTAATCGCTTCAGGATTTTGATATTTTTCGACCTTTGTAACAGATTTTGAAAGAGAGGCTTCAAGATCTGCGATTTCTTTCTCAAGACGTGCTTTCTCCGAAGAGAGTGTCTCTAAATCATAACCTTGTTTATAGAGGTTGTTGTATTCCTCTTTTGCCTTATTGAGCTGCTTCAGGGTTGCTAAATCTTTATCATAGCTTGACTCGCCAAAAAGGTTGTATTCAGATTTAAAATAAGTTCGCCGTGCGCTATTTTCATCTTTATAATGGGTATACCAGCCCCACGCCTTTTCGTCGTCCTTGCGCGCCTGTTCTTCTTCGATTTCTTGCTTCTTCTTATAATACTCAATCTGAAGCGATAACTCTTGGTTTTGCTTTTTAAGCTCCTCGGTCTCAGCCTTATCCGCCAACGATGGATTCTTTATCGCTCCAAGCTCGACGAGACGATCTTTTACTTTCTTTAAAGCCTCTTCCTGATTGTTCAACTCTTCAGTTGTTTCCTTGTATTGAGTGCGAGACGCTTCAGCTTTTTCATCAAGCTTATCCTGCATATGGATAAGATAGTCAAGCCCCTCAATCAGTTTCTGAATAGCAAACTGAGCAACAACAGTGACAAGCATACCCGCAGCAGCCTTGAAGATATTAAGACCGACAGCGGCGAGCTTTGATTTAACACCGGTAACTTCTATCTGAGAACCCATCTTCTTTTGGTATTCCACGAAGCCTTCCCATGTGGGTCCACTCTCATCAACCGTTTTAAGATAGTCCTTCATGGATTTGTCGGCGGTTTCTAAGAGTTTAATACGGTCGTCTGAACTGGCTCCGCTCCACTTACTAATAAAGTCTTTATTGTTCTTACCAGAAACGGAGTTTTCGTCTATAGATACAGATATAGCCTTCAGAATAGACTCTTGATATTCTTTGGTAGCACTCTTAACCTTCTTAATTTCTTGTAAAGTAGCTTTGCTCCAATTTTGAGGAGCCTTCATCGCTTTTTTCCAAGGGTTCCAAAGATTTTTGGTTAAATCATTATACTGCCCCTTTATGTCTTTGAGCTGTGCCCCAAAAATCGCAAGACTATCAAGCCCCGTGCCACTTCCTTTAGTAGTGAATATCGTTTGCATTATTATTACCATGGGGATTGATAAAAATAATACTATAGCTTAGGAGCTGATAATAATGTTAATTTTAGGTTATTGTCCCAAATGTGGTTATGTATTCTCAGGTGATGAAGAAGTAGACGTAAACGATTTCAACGACTCTCGTTGCCGGTTTTGTGGATTCACCGACGGACTAATTAGAGAGTCGGAAGTCCACCATCTATCGCCGGTAAAACTAATGAAATTTGAACGCAAATTAAAGACCCCAGAGTATTTTGGACGAAAGCCCTCAACTATTGAGGAAAGCCAGTTCTACGGAATCGAAGTATTTGGTATAGACAAAAATCCATTATATAGCAAAGAAGCAGCATTTAAAACCGCCGAGCTAAGAGCAGTTGAGCGCAAAAGAAAAGAGGAAGAACGAGACGCCAAAAGAAAAGAAGAGGCTATGCAAAAACTAATGGAACAAGTACACTCGTCTGTTTCAAGCAAGCCTCGTTGTCCTACCTGTGGTTCAACTAATGTCAGTAAGATTGATGCTATTGACCGCGCAGTTTCAATAGGAACCCTCGGTATCTTTTCTAATAAGATAAACAAGAGCTTTAAGTGCAAGGACTGCGGGTGTACTTGGTAATTAGCATAGGGCAACAGAAAGCGTCCCTAATTTAATACACTTGAACGCCCATATTATATGTGGCTTGATACCTTCCGCAAAAATGGGCGGTACACACTTCAACTAACCAAGTCCTTCTGAAACAGCTTTTTTATTAATCATATTTAAACTCCTTTTATTCTAAGTGATTATTAGCCTACAACAACGGACGCAAACCAGCTAATTATTATGTCTATAAGAAATATTGCCTTTGCGCCGATTCGCACTCGGCTGCTCTTTTCGAGAGGATATCTTATTATCTCTACAAGAAGAGAGCCGCCGAATACAGCAAAGACTATTATGGAGTATATTCCCATAGGTGTAGTACCGGCAATCTTCACTGTTGCGGCTATTAAAAAGACCACCACCTGTATTACTAATGTTAATGCGGCGAAGGATAGGTATATCTTATCGTAGCGAGAAGGGGTCATTTCTTACATTCCTTTCGTTCAATGCTTTATGAGGAAGGTTATCTTGGTTCCCTCATCCGTGAAATCGAAGTCAAGCTGCTCGACGTCATCGCGCCAGTATAAAGCGTCTACGAGATCACCTGAACTAACGGCAGAAGTTACCATCTGAGATATACCATCTCGTATATCTTCTTTCGATTCTTTAAGAACTCTTCTGTACTCTTTTGCTTCCTTTACGGTCATTATTGCAGCGTATTTAACGCCGTCGGCTACACGACGGACTCCGTGCATAAAATTCTTCTTACTAATCATTCTTGTATTCCTTTCATTCTAAATTTATAACAATGGAGGTTGTAGTTATGGATATCGCACATTCCGACACACTTAAGCTTGACGCGAGAGTAATAGGTGACAGAATAGATAGTCTGTTGCCGTATGATTGTAGAGGAGATAAAAACAAGCCACGCTTGCAAGATCTCTTTAAAAGGGCTGGTGTAGAAGAGGCTCGTGTAATAGAACGAGCCGTCGATAAGGGTATCGTCCCTAAATGGGAAGACCTGTTCGCGATAGCTGGATATTTTAATGTTTCTATGGATTATCTGCTTGGACGCACAACCGTTCCCGCCATAGCTCAGCCGTGCGCTAACAGAATTGATTCAGCTATAAAGACTATAGCGGAATACACCAAGCAATCATACGAGGACATTTGCGAGCAGCTTGGCATTTCAGAAGACGAGATAATGAATTACTAAATATGACTATATAAAAAAACGACGCTTTATCGGATGATGAAGCGTCGTTTTTGATTTTTCTTGACTTTTGTTAAACATTATGCCACAATATAAAATGGTGGGGTGGCTTATATTGCCCGTGAGAACGCAAAAAGGAGGTATCGCCTCTCACGAAAAATCTGTCCAAAAAAAAGTAAACAGGAGGTGGGCGCGATACTAACAGTTCTCGAAGTCCTCGCGGCGGTGGGAACTATATTTTCCGCAGGCATCTCAATTGCTTCTTTTATAATATATTTATTAGAAAGAAAGAAAAAATGAGACGTCAACTGCCATTTCAGATGTTCAATGATGCGTAGCTTAATTAACTAATCAGCCAACCATAAGCCGTCCCGATCTTGAATAGGGGAGATGTCTGGTAGCGCAGCTCTCTCCTATTTTTATTATATGCAACACAAGCAAGCTATTATACCAAGTAGTACTCGATATTTACAAGTTAATTATAACAATAACAACGCAAAAGTCAATGCTTTTGGTGTATTTTTTTATATAAACACCCTATTTATATTGACAAAATTTGCAAAAAGCAATAAAATAACAAAGCACATAATCCCAATCGATAGCAGTTCCTGTTTGACAACTCGACAGGTTTCTGTCGGGAAAGGGGTGAAGGCGTGTGGCAAGAGTAAAGGTTACGACCAAAATAAGAGTCACGACTAAGGCTCGGGTCAAAGTGCGTGTCCGCCAGCGCTAAATGGTGCCTTAAGGGAGTGTTATGGCACTCCCTTTTGCTATTATTACCTTTGTGTGCTTCAATCATTTTGCGCCCATCCCCAACGGCGGCGCGTACCGACCTACTGCGAACAACGAACAGGTTATCCGTTGATAATATAAGGGATTGTTCGCTCATCCCCGGAGTCGAGCACACCATGTTGATCCGTAGACCAACCGACCATTGTGCTCTGTGAACATTCTCGTTGCTTTTACAACGAGCTTTGCTGCGGACTTTCCTATCTCAGCCTTATTACCGTACCGACTCGCTTTCACGGTCGCCGCCATAATATTACTACTATGGGTTGGTAGCCTTGCATACGGATTACCCCGTGCCACATTATCAAGCAGCAATGCGCTTCTTACACGCACCAGTATCAGTCGTTTTTCTTAACACTCTCTTGTCATTGTCGAGCAATGACTCGTTCAGCGTCACCGCCAGAGCGTTTCGTGGGTATATTCCTCCGATAATTGATAAGCCCACGTTTTTGATAGATGTAACAACGCCGACTATTGCAGGAAGCAACAGTTTGCACTTGGCGAGTGCATCCGCAAATTGGAGTGCGCCGTTTGTCAACTTTACAAAAGTAACAACGGCATTACTGTTAAGAAGATTTGTAGACAAAGACTCAAAAGAAGCCCTTGCTCTTGCGATATTTGCCTCAATACCCTGTGAGTAAGCATCGTACTTCTCCATAGCCGTTCCGGCGGAATCAGCACTTATACCCGCATACTCCATAGCCTTACCATAGTTCTCCATGAGGGTAAGGACGTTTTCTTTCTGTCTTGTAGCACCAAGCGCGGTCGCAATGGCACTCTGCTCGACCTCAGTCAAAGACGACCACTTAGCCTGTACGTCATCAAGGACATCTGTGAAGTCTCTGAATTCACCTAAGTTATCACGAAGACGTATGCCAACTCTTGTCAATATGCGCTCGTAATCGTTTAGCGACTCGCCGTCGTCATCAACAAGCTTATTAAGCTTAACATTTGAGTAACGGGCGAACATGGTCTTAAACGCATTACCGATAGACGCCATGTCTTGCTGAGTAACTTCGCCAACAGCGGCAAGGTAGCCCAGAAGCGTGTCCATTTCAACACCGGCAAGACGCGCCGAGTTTGCAGTCTTACTCATACCTTCAGCAAGACCACCAACGCTGACGGCGGCAGCCATATCGACAGCAGACAGCTTATCTGCTATAGACATCGCGTCATTGATCTCAACCTTATAGCCCTTAATCGCCGAGGTAAGATACTGAGTCGCCTCCGCCGAATCAATCAGACCTATCTTGGAAAGAACGGTACTGGTCTTTATCAGCTCGTTTGTATCTTCAAGAGAATAACCCTGTCTAAGCCAATCGTCGGCAGCAGCGGCTACTTCGGAAGTGACAGCACCAAGCTCCTGAGCCATTTCAGAATAACTCGCCACGAGCTCTTTAGTACGATCACGGTTGTAACCTGTAACCATAGAAAGGTTGACGACAGCCGAGTCAAGTTTGACAACATTATCGTAGACCTCTTTAAGCTGCTGTACTGAAAAACCAGCTATAGCTGTTACTGCCTTTTGCTTAATATTTGTCTTTAATGCACTGCCAAGCTTATCAAAGACATTTGTTGTTTCGACGCCAGCCTTAATGGCATCGAGCTTTAAATCGTTGAATGTCTCCTGAAACTCTTTTGCGGTTATATTCCCACTATCTAAGGCACTTTGAAGTCCTTTAAAGCCGCCCATAAGACCAGATTTTTCAAGCTTATCACCATATTTATCCATATACTTATAGAGTTGATTATAAGCTCGTAAAAACTTGCCGGAGTCTTGAGTTATTGATTTGGTGATTTTCTTATTAGTGGACCGAACCTCTTTCTCTATACTATCTGTATCAAGTGAGAACTTGAGTTTCGTGACTCCGCTTTCATTAATCTCTTTGGCTATACTCTGGATGTCTTGCAGTATCTGCCGTCCGGATTCGCCGCTTATTTTGCCGCCACCAGATACGCCAAATTTTAATTCAATTACGTTTTTGTTATCGGACATAAATGCCTCCCTATATAAATAGCCGCACTCAAACGAGCGCGGCTACCTTTACAATATTCCGCTATCCATACCGCCCCACAAGCGGGGATAGTCTACTTTTACGCCCGGATGTTGCATCTCAAAGTCATTGATTGTATCGGAAATAAATGAGTTTGGGGAACGAACCCTTTTGTTGCTGATAGGCAATCCGCTATTTCGCCCTTCCCAAACACCGACCACAGAGTGAATCTTCGGATAACCCTGAGTTATCAGCCCGAATATGTCGTATACGCCACTTCCAGTAGGAACACCGCCAGCCCCAGTCAGCGAATCTCGTTTTAACAAATCACCCGGAAACACAACATCAACGACCCATTCACCCGAGCGTTTATCAATCTTTGATATACCGACGTGAATTTTACCTACGCCCATCTTGCGAGCATAAACTGAGGTCGCCTGATTATACGCATTAACAATCTTGTTGCGCAGCTCCTTAGCAAGCTCGGTCAGCTGATTCTTGTAGTCGGGGTATTTTTCTTTAACTATTTCTTCGCCGTTTTTGCTTGAGATAAACTGTTGAAGTTTTTGTATAATATATTCTTCAGAAATCACTTAGCATCACCATAAATAACACAGACGGGTTCTGTTACGGCTCGTACCACTACAACAGGTTCACTGATAACTCTGATATAAACTACATCAAACATTTCAGCCTCCGTTATTCGCACTTATCTGCGGAATTGAACAATGTCGGCAAAACGCGAAGCTCGACTATGGGTGTTGCGGGGATTTTTTCGTCAGCCATAACAATTCGTGTGTCCATAAAGATAATACCTTCAGGCAGACGACCGGACTCTTCTGCCGTCAGCTCAATTGTGTATAAATCAGACTCTTCGTCATAACCGACATTATCCGGGTACTTTCGCGTGAAGAGAGTCTGACTATTCATGTCTTTATCGAGCTTAAACAAGAAGTCTATGTGCTCGATATCAGAGTGGCTTATATTAAACTTAATAGGTATAGTGGGAGTAGTGAACCTCTTCACACAACCAACTCCTTACTTATTATTTCTTCTTCTCGTGGAAGTCGAGAATCCCGTCAACTATCTTGCCTTCATCTTTATTAGCAATAACCTCGCTCAGTTGCATAAGTTTTTCGAGATCAACTTTAGACAGCGAAGACTGATTGGCGTTTATGGTGTTGAGAAGTTCAGCGAGGGACTTTGCCGCAGAAGACCACGGGTCATATGCCACTCTAAGCTTCTCGTTATATGCAGCAAAGAAAGCCTTTTTCATTGCGCTATAGTTGACATATCTAACGCTCTTAACGATAAATTCTATAATATCATTTTCATTAATAAGCTTCCACATCGACTCAACGCTGTTGCTGAGACCAAGTTCTTTGGCATTTGAAACCTGTAAGACAAGAAAGGTCTCAAGCACGAACTCAGCAAAGTGAGCGATAAGACCGCCGTTGTCGTCATAGCAGAACTCAAGGGCTGTACTGATTATCGTCTCAACATCAGAATAGGTCAGTTCGTCACGGATTTCCATCTCTATCTCTTTATTATCAACTTCAGCTTTATATTTCAGCATTATTTCTTTTTCTCCTTTATTTCCTCGATAACACCGCTGTCGCGCAGATAGGCAAGACCTATACAAATAGCTTCAGCGATATCATCTTTAGCGGTTATTCCATAGCATTTTGAAACATAGTCTATTGCTTGTATCTTGAGGGCTTCTCGGTTAACCTTGTTGCCCTGATTAAAGCCCAACACCTTACGCCATTGTGTCGGGGCATAGATTTTGAACGCTGTATTATGCCAATATGATATATCCATAATAGCGCCCTGAAGTCTGCTTAATGTGATTAGCGTCTTAATAGACGTCCTCAGTGAGACATCTTCAAAAATAATTATATCAGCCTTAGACTTCAAAAAGAGGAGATGTATCTTTCGACACATCTCCTCAAATCTATCCTCTGGCGAAACGGACTTGTCAGCCGTGAGTTTACCAAAGCTGACAAGATCGCCGTCGTCGAATATGGCGTAGCCGGTAATAATACTGGCTTGGTCTAACGCCAAAATTCTCATACGGTTACATACCCGCTTCCGTCGTACTTGATGGCGTTCGTCTGCACGAGCTCGCCCTTTGTATCAACATAGACTATGATTCCGCTATATTTGTTGTAAGAAACGACCCGACACTTCCTCTTGCGGGGCAGAGCCTTTGACTTGCGCTTCGGAGTTTCCTTGTCAGCGACTTCTACAACCTCTACAACGTTTTCATTATCCATATTGATTACTCCTCCTCATCCTGCCAAATAAGATCAAGAATGTTGTCGTCACTGTCTGCCATAAGGTCGCAGGTGATAGTGATAGTAGCGGGGTCGCCGCTGTTAGCACACGACAGAGAGAAGTTGGTCTGGGGAGAGCACTTGTACGCAACCATTCTGTAAGGAACAATCTCGTCGTTCTCGGTCTTCTCGTAAGTATCACCATAAACAGTGAACGCTCTCGGGAAAGTCGTGGACTTGATGTTTATCTTGCGCACCTTCTCGGTAAGCTCAGTCATGTAATAGACAATATAGCTGTCGTTAGCCGTTGCATCAGTAACGGTAATCTCTTTGGAGCTTGCGGTCGCCGTAGCAGTAAGCTCTGTGCCGCAGTCATCGTCTGCCTTAAAGACATTGACAGTGCCGACGACAGGAGTGCCGGAAACGGTCAGCTTGCCCGCAGTTCCACACTTAACGACTTCACGCTTAAGGAACTTAGCGGCTGTCTCAAGGCTCGCGCCAGTAATCAGAGAATAGAGCTTAGCTGTCTTCATCTGAGTCTCGAACGCTATTGTGCCGCCGCGATCGCCGTGGAATGTAACTCTCTTCGGGTGTCCCTTACCACCGTAGGCATAAACAGCCTCACCGCTCATCTCGGTCGTTGTCGTATTAGCAAAGTCGAGATTGAGGAAAGGCTTCTTGCTCTTATATTCAACGAATATAAGGTCACATACTTCTCTGTTAGCAAAAGTAGTATTGTTGTTCATATTAAACCTCTCTTATTTATTTGTTAAATCCTTGAACCACGCCGAAAGCTCTATGGAGTCCTTTCCCCATGCAGCCCAGCGCAGTCCTTCGACCGATTCATAAGTAATGACGTTGAGACGCCTGAACTGGTCGTAAAGTTGTAATATAGTTAAATCCCAGATATTCAGTAGGTTTAAAGAGGAATGCTTTGCGCATACGGCGGATATAATGTTCGGAAGCGTGTAGTCGTTAGATGGCTGTTCTTTTTTCTTAGCCTTATCGAACTCTTTCTTCCGCGCCTTACATCTTTCGTAAATGGCTTTAGCTTTTTTGTTTGAGAACTTTAATTCGCTCTTACTCTCTTTCTCCACACCAATTATCTGAGCAATTAAACTTTGTATATCTCCGAAATTTCCGTTGTTGATTTCGCCGACCACTTGCTTATCCCTATAGACCTTAAAACACAAGCTTTTGTCATCAAAGACAACCTTTTCTTCAATAAAAAAAGAGAGTGCCTCAAAAAAGGTCTCTCTTAACATTGGGTAGGTTATTAAGATGTAAAAGGTTGAAAGGTCGGGTATAAGCATAGGCATTTGCCCGTCAAGCTCGCTCGGGTCGAACATGATTACACTCACATATCCGAAGAACTTGTCGTAACCAAGCTGACGAACCTCCGACAATCGTGGCTGTCGTACATGACACACATTGCCGACGGCGATAGAACTGCCGGTAATTGAGTCCCACTGGGTCAGCTTCATTTAGTTACCCTCGCTCTATCTCGTGCATAATCGGGTACAGTATATGTCAGAAGACGAGCAGTAAAGCCTTCGGGTGCAGCCGCGAGCGTCGCTGAACTAAGTTGCAACCTGCCTATTCCAAACTCTGAACTGCCGTTTATCAGCAAGTCTATTTGACGGCATATGTTATCACGCCTATTTCCCTTAACGCCCGGAAATCTATCGCTGTCGAGCTTCATAAAGGATTTATTGCAGACGACTTCTACGAGGAGCGTCATTCTCTTTATGCTCCCACTCGGAGCCTTAGTGACCTCTGTGTCAACAAGCACATAAGCACCAGCCTCTTGAACGCTCTCGTCTATCCAACCGTGGTCGTTAATGTGGTCTTCCCACTTTTCAGCATCGTCATCATCAGGGGCATATCTGCCGTTCGAGACGAGCTTCATAACCTCTGATGACTCCAAAATTTTGCTGATAACGAAATTGTTATAGTCTATAATTTCATCGAGGTGTGTATATCCTGCCATTAGCCAGTCACCTCGACTTTCTTATAAGCGGAGCGTTCTCCGCCGTCATTCAATTCAACTGTCAGCTTTGTGCCAATAAGAGCATCATTAGCGTCAACGGAAATAATTAATGCGCCATCTTTAACGGAATACTGTATGCCGTATGCAGCCCCAGTCACAGACCACGACGGAACAGCCTCTTCATCAACTCCGCCTGAGTCCTTGAAGAACTGCGCAAGATATGTTCTATGCGCTCCAATTCGGAGTGTATCGCGTCCGACAATCTTACAAAGAGTCCCGGCAGTAGACGGCTCGCTTGGAGCGATGTAATCACATACGCGCTCTTTAGCGTTGTCTCTCGAAGCGTCGTACTCAACACTTTCAACATTCATAATAAGAAGATGTCCGTTTTTGCCGTAACTTCGGCTTATCGGGTCTTCTCCTGTATAAATGTAGCAAGTGAGAATTTCGTCGCCGTTAGCGTCGTAGTTAACACCACCGGCTATGCGCTTATCTATATAGAGTTTGGCTGTGTCTTCGTCGTAGGGGAGATACACCTTGAACTGCTTGTGTAACGACTGAACCGTGTTGTTGCCCTTAAGCGTTGTCGAATAAACGCCCGAATCCAAAACACCCCAACGCTCGATAATATCCGAAGTGCCGTTTTGGAATCTGAACAGATGGTTGCACAGCCACGCCGTCCCTGTTATATGGATCTCATTTACCACCCTCGTTTCAACGACGATGAAGTGTTCATCCATAATTTCAAGGATATCCCCGACATAAAGATTCTCGTCGGGGAAAGCGATAACTTTTATTTTGTAAGCCACCTCAGTCCGGTCAACCAAGAAACGCTGCGGAGCTCCGTTACGAGTTGCGTTCGGCTGATATCCCGGATTACTTATAACCTTAACTTGAAAGTTGTCTTTAGCCTTTTGAATGATTCTATCTCGGTCTGATACGCCATTTATGCCGAGACGCGCATTGTAGTGAGACCAATCAAGCATTGCGCCCACCACCAATCTTGTTAAGAAGAGCTAAAGCCTTGAACACCTCACGCTTGCAAACCTCTTCTGAAACCTCATTTTCGTTGAGATAATTTAAAATATTCACAACGGTAATAAAGTCCATATTATCCGCAAGTTTATCAAAAGTCGTCAAAGCTCCCGTGGCTTCTATGGTGACGCTATTTATGTATTCCGATAAATGTATGTCCTCTCCTATGCCGAGCACATCATATTCTTTTAAAGGAATAATTTTATAAACGTGTCCCGTAAAACGATTAACAAAAGTTTTAAGCTTTATAATAATCACCTACGCTTTCAGTGAGGCGATATTACCAGCATAATAGGTATACTCAGTCATTTTGCGGCGATATTCCTTATAAAGGGAGTTCCTAAATTCCGTCATCTCTCTTAAGAGATTGGCAGGAGAGAAGAATGAATAATCCTTGACAGACAAGGAATTGCTTAAGTTTGTGCTATCCAGAACCTTAGAACTGACCCAGTAATATGCGATACCGAGAGCAAGAATTTCGATTACTTCGTTATCCAAGTCAACCTTATATTCTTTATAATCGGTATCTATCTGAGAAAGATCTATGCGGCACATCTTCTCGAAGTCCGCTTGAGCACTCATAAGATATTTTTCAAGTATATACTCGCGCTCGGATTCCGATAGCTTCAAGAAATCATAATCAGAGAACTTCAGAACAGCTCGTTCGTAAATCTCCGAAAACGGTGTTGCCATTAAATCACCTCTCGGACTTCATCAGATTACAACCAAGAGCCTCCTCGAAAGCTCTAATCTTCTTGAGAGAGTCAAGAGTTCCATCCTCGATAAATGTGTTAAGAGCGACAACAAGATTTTCTCTTGCCGTAGTAGTAAGAAGCGGAACCTTTGTTTCGATATCCTTCACACTCCAACCGCAGACCTTCTGGAAATCATCGGGATCGATAATGTCCTTGTAATATCTGCCGACTGCAAGAGCGTTATACACATCCTCGGGTGTATGCTCGCCGTCATCAACCGAATCGACAAGTATCTTATTCTCGGTGAAGAATATTGCTGCTGACGCCTTTATCGAGCGAAGCAGACTCATCGAGACAGGCTGTATATCACCACAAAACTCCCAGTCAATGGTTTCACCACTTCTTTTATCCACAAAAGTAAGACCACCAAAAGTGTTTGATTTTACATATACAAGGGTAGAATCCTCTATTCTTGAGGGTCTCTTGGGCACAACGGGAGCAGCCTCAATCGTCTCATTTGCTTTCGTCTGATTTTCTGCATTAGTTGTTTTAGCCTTAGCGGCTCCCTTCTTAGCGCCTGTAGTTGTTTTATTCTGCTGTGCCATTATTATCTTTTACACTCCTTTTATTCTTAGAAAGGGGAGAGCCACGCGGACTCTCCCCAAAAGTTTAAATTTGATTAAGCGTTGATGTCATAAACGCCAATCTTGCTGTTAAGAACAAGACCAACGCCGACGGGCTGTATGTACACATACTCCTGAGTAAGGTCTGCGTTATCAGTAGCCTCTTTGACATTCATAATGCCAGAGCCCTCGTTGACAATCTTAATCGGCTTGTCGTCGCCAGCTATAACAAACACCTTGGTGTTCGACAGAGCAAAGACATCAGTGCCGGGCTTGTGAGCCTGTTTCATACGAAGCATCGGAGTGCCCGAATACTTGCCGTAATAACCGAAGTTATAGATGTCGTTCTTAGCGTCGTCAGAGACAACAGCGTCGGCGACCTTCTTGAGAGCGCCTCTTGTGCCGCAAATCTTTGCAGATGTACCCGAAGCCGCCTCGACATGCTCGATAATCTCGTCCATGTTAGCAGTAGTAAACGAACCGCTCTTGACATACTTGTCGCTAAGACCAGCGGTCGAAGCAGAGATATTGTTGAGGCAAGCCAGAGCGTCGATGGCTATCTGGTTTGTGAAAGCCTTACCAACCATATCGACAAACTCATTGAAATCAACGCGACCAGAGAGAAGCCTATTCAGATCCTCATAAACGCGAATAGCTTTAGCTGTAGTCTTAATAGTAACAGCCTCGCCCTCGGGGATTCTCTGACGACGAACGCCCTGAATACCAGCCGCTGCATCAGCGACGATAAGGTCGTTCTCACCATGAGTAGTGAACTTAGCCTCGTCACCGTCTGCGATATTGCGATACTCGCACAGGCTCGTAAGAACCGGGTCATTCGCAATACCCTCATTGATTATTGCGGGAAGAAGAATCTCAACAAGGTCAAACACGGGCTTGCCGGGTCTGAAGTCGCGAGCGTTAAGCTTAGTAGAGCCACCGTTGAGCTCAATAAGAGCGTTACGGATGGTCTCGGATGTCTCTGCGGCAGAATACTGTGCGTACTGCTTGCCCTTGATAGCGTCAAGTGCAACCTTAACTATGTTGTTATCCATTATTTTTTCACCTCTGTGTAATCTTTGATTCTTGGTTAAGCTATTTTGATGACGATCCAGTCGCCCTCAATAGCCTCGACAGTGCCAACCTTAGTGGAGCCCTCAGTAAGGGTTTTGACAACATTACCCTTGGTACCAGCCTGAAGCTCGACGATATCACCGACCGCTATAGCGGCAGCAGCATTAAGAGCCTCCTTGGTAACAGAGAAATAACCTCTGACAAGCTTGTAGCCACGAAGAATATCACCAGCTCTGTTCTTGAACTCGCCAATAGTGTTGCTGGAAACAGTCTTATCAACCTCGGGAGAAGCGATGAGAACGATGTCGGACAGAGCGGTATTTGCGGCGGGAGTGCTGCCAGTGTGAACCTCGCGCTCTCCGGAAATAAGTGCGCCAACCTTAACGAAGTTGCCGTTTTCAATTGCAGTATCTTTGCTGCTGGGCTGATACTTGACGGAAACAAGGTCGCCGCCAAACACAGTGCCAGTCAGATTATCAGTTCTAACTTTTGCGTATGCCATTGTATTAACCTCTTTCTTTTTACAAAAATAAAGCCCACCTTGTACGGCGGGTAAATAAGTTATTTACGAGAATATGTTCTGAAGAAATCATCTACATAACTTGTAGACTCTTGTGTGTTGGGCAGAAGCCCAGCCTTTGCCGTCTTCGCAGAGCCATACTGACCGCGAATAGCAAAGCACTCTTTGCGCAGGTCGTCTGCGGAGAACTCATAAGCCTTAGCCTTGAGGTCGCGGAATAACTCAAATCTATTCAGATCGCTGAACTCTCCAAGAACCGCGTCGCACTCAGCCTTATGAGCTTTGTCTTCAACATCTCTCTTGAAGTCGCGAAGCGCAGTCACCTCAAGCTTCATAGCGTCGAGAGCCGCAACCTCTTCGTCTGTCAGCCATCTCGGCTGTATATGAACCCACTCGTCGCCAACGGTTACTTTACCGTTCGACTCGTCAAGAGTGTACGGGCACTTAAAATGGTCTTCATTACCGTCTTCATACGAATACTTTTCGATATAGACATAATTGTCATCGCAGTCCATTGCCCAATAGCTATGAGCATCATCGCCGAGAGAGCGAACCGCTTCTCGCACGGCATCAAACTTTTGCATATAAGTCATTGAAAACTCTTTTGTAAGCTCCTCAACCTCGACAGGCTCTTCGGTTTCCACAAGGGATTCTTGAGCCATAGCCTCAATTTCACCTCTTGCAACAAGGTCAGCCTCGACAGCGGGAGCTTCTTCGATAGTAGTCTCCTGTTCAAGCTCCATATCTTTCTTGTCTTCCATAGCGTTACCTCCTTTCTTGCGCAGAGCAAAATAATTAGCGCATTGCTCTTTAAGTTTCAGCATTACATCATCAAAGTTGCTATTATCAAGCTCAAACTCTTCAGGTTTGTACACTTTGGATGAGATAAAGCAGGGTTCGGTATGCTCTTCGGGATTGTCTGACATACCGAGGAGGCAGAGTTTCAGGAAGCTAAAATCAAGTATTTCCTGATAATTGGAGTCCTCAGCTAAAGGTCTCGACTGCTTGACCTCTATCTCCATACTCTCCCCGAAATATACGTCGTCGGAATATATAGCCGACATAAGTTCGGGAACGTGCTCGGTATAGAGGATGCATTTACAGACCAGATAGGTTACTGACTCGCCGTACTCCTCTATCTCGCGGAACTCAAAACTGTCATTTACAACACAACCAACCACTTGGGTCAGCGGCTTAAAATTCCAGTTTTCATCTATCGTATAGTCATGACCGCCAATAAACACACCTGTACCGTCGTCTCTTTCAATAAGATGGGCGACAATGGGAAGATAGTTCAGACCGTACATCTCTTTCTCGATAGTCTCGCGTGAGATATAAGAGTAGTTTCGATTTTTGCCACACCCACAAACAGTACATTCCGCAAGCGTGAAATTCTCATTCAGCTTTTGGAGCGGAGTGATTTTTGAAAAGGTGTGAATTTGAGACACTTTTCCTTCCATGTTTCCTCCTTCCTTGAAAATGTAGTTTATTGCTGTATATGAACTTTGTATCGCTGAATTTGCTATGTACAATGTCCAACAGCTCGGGTGTAGCCTCAAACATCGCTATGTCGATGTCATTGATTTTTTCCCGAATATAACTAAACCCCGCGTCACTAAGAGCCTTAATGACTGCGGGGTCTGCTATCTTAATATAGTTCATTTGTTATTCTCCTTCGGACTACTGCTTATCGCGTGTCCTTGCGCCCTCATCAGACAGGTCGCTTTCATCCTCTGCGGGACGCCCTATCTCTTCGGACGAAGTTGTGTGTGAGCTCAGGAGCGGCTTAAGCTTATCAACGCCAATAATATCGTTTTCAATGCGATTAAGCCCAGACACCATAAGAGGAGTCAAGCCGAGAGCCGCAAAATACATACTGGGAGTTACGCCATATGTAGCTGCTTCCTTATATATACCAACGATATCCTTGCGATTGTAGATAGTAGTTGACAAGAACTGTATTTGGAACTTGATAGTTCCGCTGAGATATTTAAGATGTCTGTTGACAAGCCTCTGCGCGTTACCCAAGAATCCAAGCAACAGCTCTGAGTCGGTGGTTATAGCAAGGCTCATACCGCCCGATGTATCTGTTTTACCGCCGTGAAGAACGCTGTTTGAACCGCAGTTCTCCCAATACTGTTCGACCGAGCGGGTAACAATATCGACTGTGCTTATACCTCTGTCTTGATCGAAGTTGAAATCCTCAACCTTGAACGGGAGTACAGCCGCGCCAACCTGCGGAGGAAGCGCATTGCAGAGGTGCGTGTAATACTGCATTGCCAAATTCCAATCTATCGTCGGCGCTCCCTGACTATCAAGGTCAATTCTGCCGACAAGCACCTTATAATTAGCAAGCTCGGTAGCCGTCTCCTGCAACGCCTTATAGTTCTCTATATCCAACAGGTCGGGGAGACAACCAACATAAGGCGGTATGAACGCACCTTGGTCGCCGTCTGCGGTGCAGAACGGGAGACACCAAGATATCTCTTCGGGGACGAACTGTCTCTTAACGCCATCAGATTTATAGGCGTTCCACATCTTGGTAAACTCGGGTGGATAAAATCCAAGCTCGTCCTCTTTAATCTGAGACATATCAACTGTATAGAGATAAGTACCGTCAGCGATAGCCTCAACAGTGCAATAATCAGCGTTGATTTTTTGAATGAAGAACGAATCGCCAGACTCCCACGACACGCCAAAGAAGATTCCCTCGCGTACCGCACTCACGGCAGCCTTGGAAAGCTCGTTCTTCAGATTCCAGACCTCACACTTTTTAGCCGCAGCAAGATATTGCTTCTGAAGATTATTAGCTTTCATCTTAGACTCATCATATCCAAGAGGGTAAAGCACATAATCCCACAGCCACATATTTGCTTGATAGTTAATAAGGCGACGATACAGCGGCGAAGCATTGTAAAGATACATCGACGCATTGCGAAGACTCTTTGCGTTTGTTGACGGGGTTTTAAGCCACGTCAGAATATTTTCCTTTGTATAGGTTGAGTACGATTGACCTCGGCTCTGCTGTGAGGACGCAGGATTGCTTATATTCCTTTGAGCTATTTTCTGTGCATACAGAAGAGCTTTATGGAACTCCGCCTTTGCCGCTTCAAGATCGACTTTCTTTTGCTCTTCAAGCGAGAGCGGCGGAGCGGTTTCTTTCTTTTTTGCCACTTCGCGCCTCCTTTCTTATTTAATAATAGGTTTCTTGAACGCAAACACTTTACGCTCGGGTGGTTTGTTGCTGGGCTTAAGCTTTCTCTCAAGCTCTTGAACAACCCAATAGTTGTAGCCGACCGATGACACTCGGTCTTTTCTCATACCGGACTGCTCTTTGACCTTTATTAAAGTACCTGTAGGTGTGTACTTTAGGCTTATTATTTCGTTAATAAAAAGCGTTGTGTGAATATATGGAAGCAGAACTTTACGCTTTAGCTCGGCGTCGTCAAGTATGGCTTGAACAATACCTCTCGGAAGTTCGTAGAAGTCATTTTCGGAACTAAGGAGTTTAATCTTATTCTGTTTGAAGCCGTCACGCAACGCAAGATACATATCATTATTAAACTGACTTGTAGCCTGTATTGCCCAAATGACCTTTTTAGCCTCTCTATCTGTGCAACGAGCTGCATACACGTCGTCATTACAGCAACTAAGTGGCGGATAGGTGATGTTGTATTCTGGGTCATATATATCGCGCACGAGAGCGTCGTACACACCTATACCAAGACCTTTAACATCGAGAGCTATATCAGTACAATGGAACTGCTCGTACAACCTGCGTATACGCAAAGCGAGGTCGTTCGTGTGAAGTCCCTCGTGATTCTCCGTATATATAAGGTTGCTGATATATCTGTTCTCCGAATTGGGTATAGCCCTATTAATCCATATAGACGCGGCGTCGTTGTTTTGTTTCTTAGAAGCCAACAGCGCAACGTCAGCAGAAAGAACACGCCTCTCATTAAATGCGAGCGGAGGTATCTTTTGTTTATAATTAGGTATAAGAGAGCTGATATAGTCGGGATATATGGCTTGCTTTATCTGACGAGTTTTAGCTATATCATCGTAAGAGAACAGCGAGCCGTCCGTATCTCCGAACCACAAGCACTCCATTTCCATACCGAACGTCGTCTCTGACTGGTCGCCCTCGGAAAGTTCGTCCGCTATCTGATTCTTGTCAAGCAGGTGCTCTTTTATCGAAAGCTGATAGGGGAGTCCGCAGGTGAAATATCTGCGCTGATCGTCACTCATATTCTTCGCATATGTCTGAAGCTTGCCGAAAGACCAATGTGACTTATACCAAGCAGACGAGAGATATATTTCTTTGTTTCTCTCAGTCAGATGTGCATATTTAGGGTTATTGAGATATCCCGGATTTCTCGGAGCCGTTAAAAATCTTTTGAGAACCGTTTGAATAATAGTAAGCGGTATCATGCGAAACTCATCGCAGATAATAATATTGGCTCTGTTGTGTCGAGCTTCATCATTTGCAGTTACGACGAATATACGAGATGTGTTCCTAAACACAATTTCCGCTTTGGACTGATTTATTGTTATGCCCTTCGGTTCTATCTCTAACTGAAGATTGGCAGAATTGGGCATAAGAATCGTTTGTATTTTCGTTAAGACCTCGACGGACTGCCCACGGGTCTTAGACGCAATACAGATAGCTGTACCGGGGTACAAAATACAACGCACACAGCAGAACACGGCGACCAGAAAGGTCTTTCCCTGCAATAGTTATTAACGGACAGCTTTTTATCTGCCCCTCTGGGGTTGCCCCATTTTCATCGGCACGTCAATTCGTGCCCAGTTTAGCATATGTTTTCACCCTCGTTTAAACGTTAGGTTTTCAGACCGCCCTATATGCGGTCGTGTCGGACACTCGTGGATGGATTATATTTATTCACCATCTATGCGTTACGGTGCTGGACAGCCTTCCGTTATCCGTCCAGTTACCTCGGCGTTTGCTCAGTAAGCGTTCACCGATTTTGCCCGATTAATTTATCCACACATTTCTATGCGGCGAAGCCAGTATTAACCTCTTGCTGCGATGTACATTATATAGTTGCACCAGTTCATCATATACAGAATTATCTGCTGAAAAAGCTTAAGCTTAATATTAAGATAATCCAAACAGAAACGGTGAGGATTAGCCCTATAGAACGAACACCATGCGTCCACGCCGTTCATAATTCGTTTAGCCTTGTCGTTAGCTAACTCGCGGTCGCTGAGCTTATTCCGTGTCGCCATAATCTTCACCGTCACTTATAATGGCGTCCAGCAGTGCGTCGTCGTCACCTTCATATTCAGGCATTTCAACGCGATATTTCGCCATCTCTTCCTCATAAGCCGCACTGTATTTGTTCTGTATTCCCAACATCTTGCAAAGATGTCCCAAAAAATATACCGTTATATACTTGCGAATATTATCAACATCCTGCCATTCGGGGAGCGGCTCTGAAATGGGGCGTTCATTCTCCCACTTCTTAATAAGAGTGCCAAAGGTGTTTTGCTCAACCATAGCGTTTTCGTTATTCTGACTTGGCTTTAAGTTTGCCGTGCCAAGGAGGTCTTGGAATACCTTGAGTGCCTCTACAAGCTTCATAGACCCCTTGCCTTGCTGGGCTTTCAGAATATTAAGCTGTGCGATACACAGATTCTTGAAGACCTCTTCCTGAGATTTAGTAGAACACTCATGCCGCGAAGTCCAGTCATCATATTGCTCCTGAAGAAACTTAAGCTCTTCAGGTTCGAATCCGCCACCGAAGAACGCCAAGGTCTTCTGCTTTATTTTGATTTCAGAACTATTGTTCTTTAAATCCTCTACGTCATTAATGACAGTTTCCTCATCGCGTATAGTATCGTCGTAAGTTTTACCTTGATAACAACGCAAGGACATTTTAGACACATATGAGCTCATACGGCTGAACGACGCTGAACTCTTCTCAGTTGCATCGTATATCCTTTTCGAGAAATACCAGTCGAACTTCTGACATAGACGCTTCGTCGCCTCCATCTCTGAGCCAAGTTCGTCGGTATACAATTCAAACAGCTCCTCGACGCACGAGCGACACACGGGGATAAACCCGTCGTTGCCAACATGAATAGGGGACTGTGATCTATAAAAGTTACCAGTAAGCTTCGTGTATTTTTTACCGCACATAGTGCAGTAGAACTCGGTTCGACCATTAGACGACGCGGGCTTTTTCTTTTTCTTAGAGGTCGATTTAGAGCGACCTATTGAGTTTTGAGCTATGTTACCCACATCCTTTACATATAAAAATAGCGCCCCTATACGGGACGCAAAAAGTTAAATTGGCGGCGCTTGCAGGATTTGAACCTACACTATCAGAGCCAAAATCTGATGTGCTGCCCTTACACCAAAGCGCTGTATTGCAGGACTCGGGCGGATATCGCTTGCATAATACCCGCCCAAAGTTCTGCTTAAGGAGGAATGAAATTTTGAAGC